CGGCTCATCGAAGTCACCCGTAATGTGACCGACGCCACTGGGCTCCCAGCACTTCGTGCGATCCGCTTGGTAAATCGTAGGGCGCTAGATCAGGCTAACCCTGACTGGCCCACCGATACCACCAACGCACAGGTCGAGAACTACATGTTCGACTCGCGCAACCCCAAAGAATTTATGGTCTACCCTCCGCAACCAGCGGCAGGGTTTGGCTTCGTCGAAGTCGTGTATTCAGCAGAACCTGCGGCCCTCGCCCTCGATTCTGACCCAATCGTCCTCGACGACTCGTACGCACCCGCACTGGTAGATTATATTGTGTACCGCGCACTTAGTACTGACGCTGAGTACGGCACAAATCCTGCCCAAGTCGCGCAGCACTTCAACCAGTTCATGGGTGCCCTTACACAAAAGAGTGGGATTGACGCTGCTGTCGAACCTGCTCCCGCTACCACACCGAGTGAATAATGCCTAATACCCTTGGATATTACTACCCACGGCTGAGGCTCAGCGCTGCGCAAGCGCCCGAGATGTTGCTCGGCGACTCAGTACTTCGTGCGATGGCCACAATAGCTCGCGAGACAGGTGCTTTGCGACAAGACATAACGCCCATAGCATTCGTCGATGGGACAGCGACATACGCAGTTGCGATCGATGGCTTCAAAGTCATCGACTACACAAACGTATGGTTCATTGAGGATAGCACCAATACCTCAAAGACAGACGACGACGCCTTCCCGCTGGAACGCACTTCGCACAACGATATGCACGTCAAACTGCAAGATGACGATATCAGCCAGCGCCCTGAAGTATGGTCGCACAGCGTAGGGGCAGCGGGCTCAATCTCAGTGTACCCGTTCAACATCAACCCTGCCTTGGCCAATGCACAGCTTCAAGCCACCGCAGAGGTGGTTCCTATCCGCTTGGCAGCACAGAATTACAACATGGACGCTGACACAGCGCACTGGGGCTCGAACTCGTTCTACGAAATCAACGAAGAGTTGATCTTCACCCTTGCACTGGCGTATCTGATGGAGTACCCGAATAAAGGGTGGTCGAACCGTACGTACGCCATGGAGCTCAAACGCCAAGCCAGTTTCGCCATAGGAGAGCAGAAGTCGCTTGCAAATGACGACATGCGTTCCGGATATCCAAGGGCCGTGAAATATGGCGGCTATTAGGCTCAACTCGTTTCGGGGCAAACGACCTTACGTAATCTCTGAACATCTGCTTGGATTGAGCGATGCTTCGGACTGCACCGACGTTACATTTGAATCAGGACTACTGAAAGGTATCGACGACGATATCGTCACGGTAGCAGCTGATGCTGGCATCGCCAACAGTGAGACCCTGTATCAGTACTACAACGGCACCTGGTATTCGTTCGACGACGACACTGACATTGTCACAGCGACGAAGTCAGCCAGCGACGAAACCATCATGTACACCGACGGTATCAACGAACCTCGCTTTACGAATGGCGCATTGATCGGTGGCGGTACTGGAATCAGCGCGTACCGCACCTTGGGCATAACCGCACCGACCGTAGCACCCACAATCGCCGCGAACGGCACAGCGGATGCTGACCCTGTATACGACACACGTTCGTACGTATACACGTGGTTGGACAGTGTGTCAGGCCATGAGTCTGCCCCCAGCCCTACATCGAACATCCTGACTATAGACGTCGTAGGCCAGACTGTGGATGTCACAGTTTCGACTACCGCGCCCGTGGACGGCACATACAACATTGATAAGAAGCGCATCTACCGTACAGTAACAGGTACAGCTACCACCGCGTTTCAGTTCGTGGCCGAGATAACCCTCGCTGCGTCTAACCCATACAACGATTCGTTTGCTTCGCTTGAACTCGGCGAAGAGATCACTACTCAGGACTACGAGCGCCCACCGCTCCTTATGAAAGGTATTACTGCTCATCCAGCAGGTTTCTTCGTAGGATTCGAGGAAAACACCATGTGCTTCTCAGAGCCCGGGTTTTTCTACGCGTGGCCACTGAAATACAGATTTGAGTTGGAGTTTCCTATTGTTGGCATCGCAACCATTGGTGGCTACATAGCTGTCATGACAGAAGGTGTACCGTACCTGATCTCAGGCACATCGCCGTATAACATGGTGCCTCGGAAGATGGACGCGTACTACCCGTGTGTATCGAAGCGTTCTATCGTTGAGATGGGCGGTTACTGCGTATACGCAGCGGAAGATGCGCTCGTGCAGATATCTCCACAAGGCGCAGTACCAATCTCCAAAGGACTAATGTCTCGCGAGCAATGGCAGGACGCAACACCGTCGGGCATCTTCGGTACTCGCTGGCGCAACCTGTATTTGGCCGTGTACCCAACGTATATGGATATTTGGGCACCGACGAATCCAGAAGTGGGGCTTACCACTATAACCGTTGTGTACAAATCAACATTCACAAAAGCATCCTCTGGTGATACGTTTTTCGTCAACTCGTCCAATGAAATCATAAATTTCGCCGAGAACACAACTTCTTCGACTACGTGGGAGTGGGTGAGCAAGCCCATCATGTTCGGCAAACCTATCAACTTCGCGTGCATGCGCACTATAGGAGCCTTTGGTGGCACAGTGACTATCGCTCAAGATGAGACTGCGCAGTCCACTACTGGCGATTCGTACTCGTATACCACGCCAAATAACGCGCTCGTTAACAACACACCGATTCGACTACCGTCTGGAATTAAGTACAAAGGCGTTCGAATAACAATCAATGGCGGAGCAGGCGACGAAGTACAGGAACTACACTTCGCCACGTCCATAGGAGAATTGCCAGGGACAGCAGGCGACGGGGAGAAATAAACAATGGTCCAGGCAATCACGACCATCAGCGGAATCCCTGCGATTCCCGCAATCCAGATCCAGGACAAGAACCTTCAGGGCATGCTCGACGCTCTCAAAGAGTCCGTCGAAGTTCTGACTGGTGCTCGCGGCGATCCTAACTCACGCGCACTGACCTATGGAGAAGCGACCGAAAACGGTCTGACTGACTTGTTCGTGACGAACAGAGTGGTGGAGACGGCCCAAGGGTCGCAACAATCCGTCACGCTCACAGGCGATATCACAGGCATAGGAATCTTTAGTGAGACCGGTACCGTCACAGTTCCTACCATTATCGCCCTCCCGAATGTGGTTTGCATCGACGGCGGCACTGCGTCAGAAACATACCCAGGCGCAGTAACTGGCCCGTATGGCGTAGCTGTTGCGGCTGAAACACCCGTCGCCCCCACAGGGGAGTACTGCCCCGGCCACACGTATACATACCTCTCGCCGACGACATGGAGAGTAACAGGCGTCGATGCGACGAAACTATTCCGCGTTGGCAGGCGGTTACACTTTATTGAAGGCGACAACGACTACTACGGGACTATCACCGTATCCGTGTATTCAGCCTCCAACACCAACCTCACCATGTCTATGGACACCGGTAGTCTCACCGCTAGCGTCACAGAAGTTTGTATGACTACCGGAGCCACGGGTATCTGGGACGCTATTGTCGCCGACCCGTTCTCAGGCGGTCGGATCAACAGTATTGCCACCGGTCAGATCGGGGCTACCCAATGGTGGGTAATAGTCGGAAACACAGGGAAGCTCGCTACGTCTACTGATGCAGGTCTCACTTGGACTCTCCGTACACTGACAACCACTGAACACCTGAACACAATCGCGTATGATCACACCAACGAAGAGTTTTGGGTTGGCGGCGACGCAGGCGTAATCGTCGATAGCGCCGACGGCACTACGTGGAGCGAGGACACTACATCGATCCCAGGATTAGGCGGCACCGGCAACCACAATGTCGTCGGTATAATTTGGAACTCCACCAACGCCGCTGTAGAAATATACTACAAAGATACCGTCTCCAACTACAGGTCTGCGGCGACTACTGATGGCGGCACAACTTGGACAGATTATGCTACGCTCGGGCAATTCAGTTTCAACGATTGCTTGGAACCCGCCCGCGCATCCGCAGGCAATACAACAGGAGCTGGTAAATACACCACCACCTTAAACAATACTAGTGTATACGTCGCCTCCAGCCACACCGATACAAGCTGGTCCATTTCTTACGGCGCAGGCACAGGCAATATAGTCAGTGCCATGGCAATATTCCACGATGGCACAGGCCAATCTGTTGTTTTAGGTGCCTTCAACGGTAATATAACAGGGTCGGCGATTTGGACTGGCGACCAAACTGATGGTCTTTTCACTGACCCAATCAACCACTTCGCGTGGTCCGACACCCACCAGCGTTTGGTATGCGTGGGCGACAACGGGACAATAGGTTACCAAGATCTAGGCGATAAGGAAAACAGCAACGCATGGACGTCCGTAACTGGCGGCTTCTCGCCCATCGCCGAGATAACTAGCGTAGAGTGGAATACTGCCGACGGTATTTTCGTAGCAGTAGCCGCCGACGGGGCTATATGCCGCAGTTCTACTGGTATCGGCCCCACCGTCGATGCCGTCACCCACGACGGGTTCACACTGATTGCATCGGACCCATTCAGCGGCGGGCAAATTAACAGGATCATATCAGGCGTTATCGCCGGTACAGTCTGGTGGGTTGCCATCGGCGACAACGGTAAGCTCTACACCTCCACTGACAAAGGTGTTACCTGGACTGTACGGACTACCAGTACAACCGCCAACCTGCTTTCGATTGGTTACAACTCCACCGACGAACAGTTCGTCGTAGGCGCAGTAGGCGGTGAGTTCTTGGATAGTACCAACGGCACTACGTGGACACGGGACAACACAACTATCGCAGCGCTTGGCCACTCCGGTGTGGACGACGTGTGGGGTATCGTGTGGTCCCCGACCGATGCTCTGTGGCACTGGATAATTCACTCCAATCCTGGGACAGCTATGCGGACGTACACCACCACCAACGCGGTGACTACTTTCACGTCCCGCGACATCGGCATCGTTTTCCATGCTGGCGGAAGTAGCAAACTCCAAGCCACAGGCAACGTAATTGCTTGGACCTCCACCGAAGACACGCAGTACCACATCGGTGCGACGGACACTACAGACTCAGTCTATGCTTCCTTCGCCGACGCCTCAGATATGATGGGCCACGGGTTCGCCGCTGGCACCGGCTCATTCACACACGACTACATCGTCGGTAAGGCTGACGGCAACACATACCGCATGGGTTCTACAACCGGCGGGGCAACCACCCGCCACAGCGCGAAGCCTCACTCAGATACTTGGCGCGGTTTTGATAGCAGCACCATAGGAACCAAAAGATGGATAGGCGTAGGCGACAACGGCCAAATGTGGACAGTTGAAACAGCTTTTTTCGAAAGCGGTAAGTGGGAAGAAATCATCGACCCTTTCACTGCGCACATACGTGATGTACACTATAACGCTACGGATGCCTACTGGATTGCAGTCGGCAGTAACGGGCAAATCGCCAGAAGCCCAGACGGGATAAGCTAGTGGCACAGCACATAGTACAACTACAGATGCGTCGAGATACGGCGGCTAACTGGACCACTGCCGACACTGTATTACTCGCCAGTGAGATAGGGTTCGAGACTGACACCGGTTGGCATAAGATCGGTGACGGTTCTACCGCGTGGACGTCGCTTCCCTATTACCACGGAGCGCCGTGGCTACAGGGCGTGGATGCAGGCACCCCCACATCAACTTACCCCGGTGAGCCGACCGACCCATACTTCGGCGTCATGAGCACCGCTCCGTAATGGCTGGCCCCATTATCCAACTAGCGATGCGTCGCGATGTTGCGGCGGATTGGACATCAAACGACCCAATACTAGCCTCAGGCGAGATCGGGTATGAAACCGATACTGGCTGGCACAAGATGGGTGATGGGTCATCCACATGGACAGAATTGGGTTATTACCACGGCCCGCCTTGGTTGGAAGGCTGGGACGGCGGCACACCCAGTTCAACGTTTCCAGGTACGCCTATACCGGCTGATAAATTCGGCGTTATGAGTTCCGTTGATTTAGGTATACTTCCGCCGATCTCGCTGGACCTTAGCGAAGGCTGGGACATTATGGATGCTGTCGGCCGCGCTGATCCTGCTGATGGCGGCACAATCGCAGTTGTCGGCAGCAAGACTGGCGCTACATTCGACTTGGGCATTTTGAATATCTCGACCAATACCATGACCGTGATATCAGATGCCTTCGCCGGTACTGGGATGACGGTCTGCTCGGGTATCGATTATGATGCGTCCAGCGGAGTATATGTAGTGCTCCGCAGAAACTCTGTCGGCAATACTTACCACACTTACTGGGCGGATACTGGTGATCTGGACGGAAACTGGACGCAGACCACTAACCCCGGCACGACCTCGCACGGCGCTTACGGTTTGTGGTTCGATGAAAATCATGGAATTTGGTACTGGTCAACTGGTGCAAGACTATATGTATCGGCTGACGGCAAGACTTTTTATAACCAAACTATGTACTACGACCCATTCGGTACGTTCAATGCCTCGCTTGCCAAATGTTTTATGCACAGCGATCTTTTTGTCGCTGACACTGCTTTTTTGGGCGCTAACGGCGAAAGAATTATGGGCTCAAAACCGAATGATCAGACGATGCCAATCAACGCCGCATCCCCCTACGGGGAGTTCTGGGAAGGTTACCAACTTGACGGTGGGGGCTTAATAGATTCAGGCAACCCTGAGTGGACTTCGTGCATGGTTTTTGAAGATGAAATGTATCTCGGCAGTAATGGCGGGGAAATAATAAAGACCGCTACTGGAGCACGGGGGATAGGCAACTGGAGTGTTGTATCAGCAGATCAAGCGGGGTCATCATCGAACGAGATTATTGATGCTGGTGGGTTTTGGTATTTTATGACCGTTATTAACGGCGTGTTTTGGGCTTGTGAGAGTGCTGGCGGCGCTGGAAACTGGTATCGATACGGAACAGGCGGCGCGCCTACCGGGTACGGCTGGGTGCAAGACGACACCGGCCCGTTTGGGGTAACGGTAATATCAGGCGCGGGCGAAGCCATGAGGGCTATGCGAACTCCAGACATGCAGTTTGCTTATGTTGGCCGGGAAACTTTGGCGGCTTCTGATTACCACTGCTACTTTAATACAAGCTGATATGACTGGGTTACTAACATCACAACTACAAGTGCGACGAGACCTCGCTGCTGACTGGGTTACAGCAAACCCAGTGCTGGCATCGGGCGAGATCGGCCAAGAGTCCGACACCCTGTTCCATAAGATCGGCGACGGCGTCACTGCGTGGAACTCTCTGATCTATTACCACGGCCCACCGTGGCTCCAAGGAGCTGATGGCGGAGCACCAAGTACGACGTACGGAGTGGGGCCGAATGGCAGTTACCACGGAGTAATGTCGAGCGCCCCCGGCCCTATCACGGAAAATAGTACAAAGGACGACCCTGATTGGGCCAACGTTCAAATATACGGCGTAGGCTACGATGGTGACGACACTATGATAGTGAGCCTTTACCACTACCCATCTTTCGAGCGCCGGGTGTATGTGTGTGGTGCTGACTTAGTAGATCCGGTGTCATTCGATATGAATGATATCACGGGCTGGACAAGTGGCATCTTTCAACAGTTCAGTCACATTCAATGGTCACCCAAATTAAGTCGATGGGTTGGATATACTGGTCGAGGTCAAGGTTTTTACTGCGACGGTGATCCGTCGGTAGGAGCGAACTGGATTGAAATAACCTATCCCACAAATAGACCGAGCATGGGTGCCTTTATCAACGTCAGGAATATGATCTGGTCTTATACGTTTGAGATGTTTATAACTATGCAAGACGGACATCTTGCCGAGAGTTTGGAAATATCTATTGATGGTATTACTTGGTACAGGTGGGCTGATTACGAAGCACTTGGTGGTTCTTTGCCCAACCGTATGGATCGATTTACTGAGCATTATATTAATAGCGCTCAGAGAAATCTGATTTGGCAACAAGAAAGTTATAATCAAAAAGACGGTAGTGCAGGAGCGGGAATTCTTGGTGGCGGCAACAGCGCACCGGAAAATTGGACGTATAGTGGTCTAAACGGCATAATACGAAACACTTCAAACGTTACTTTAAACGCCGCAGCTAGCGATGGCAATGTTCTTACTGTAGTTACTCTTAATGAACTCAACTGTACAGAGTTTTCTCTCAGCCATCCTGATCGTTGGGGGCCAGACGGGAACTCTAATCAAGGCTGGCTAGACCCAGATATGGGTTGGGCTGCTTTTGGTTACCAAAAAACTATAATTATGTATCTCCCTCAGTTTGCTCGGCCTTGGAAAATTTTCAGAGAGGATAATACTACAACCCCAGAAAATACTAATCATGGTTGGTGGGATGCTGCAAGCATAGATTATGCACCGACCCGTACTTCAGGAAACGCACCACAGTTTCAATTATGTACTGACGAACCGTTCGCTAGTTTGAACACTGAATATTTTGCAGATTACTTACACAGACCTGCAAGTATCCAGATCGGCTTTGGTTCAGCGTGGATAATATACGATACCGGCCACCCCACCATAGCAAACCACGTCCTTGGCGAAAACGGTTGGTTTGTAGTTATGCGAACAGACATCAGTCGTGAGAATGATTACCTCATATTCAGGAAACCGGGGTAGCCCCACAACCTTGAGAGTATATTACACCAATGCCTAATGTAGCAGAGATACAAATTCAGGTACGAAAAGGTACCGCCGCTGAGTGGACAAGCGCAAATCCAGTTTTACTTGCAGGTGAGATCGGGTTCGAAACAGACACAAGATACTGGAAGGTCGGTGACGGCACTACCGCGTGGACAGCGTTGTTGCGAATGAACCCTGAACCACCGTCCAACTTTTTACTAATGGGAGGCTAACATGGCCGAAAGTTCATATCTGGTGTTAGGGCAATCAGCTCCAGCGGCAGCAACACCCGACGACTTATATACAGTCGCAGCATTGACTATGACTGTTGCCAGCACACTTATAGTCTGTAACAGGTCTGCCACTACCACCAAGTTTCGTATCTCTGTACGCCCAGCTGGTGCAGCCCAAGCGGACGAGCATTATATTTACTACGACGTACCCATTACGGGGTTTAACGCATTCCACGCCACTATAGGTCTGACGTTAGCCACAACAGACGTCGTGACTGTGTACGCCACAGACGCCACGCTATCTTTTTCTTTGTTCGGCCAGGAGATCGTTTAATGAGCCAAATGTTTGCTTTCGCAGTTGAGATCAATGATCTGACCGCCAGTGTCGTTTGGGCCAATGTTCCTGACGCCAATATCACAGAGAGCTCAGTGACGCAGCACGAAGCAGCTATCGACCATGACCTGCTACTGAACTATGCCGCCGCAGAACACTTCCTGGAATCCGCGATCAGCATACCGCTGACGCAAGGCGCAAACGACGTTACAGCGCTTGCTGCTGAGCTGAACCTGCTCGACCTAGCTGGGCGAACGGCTGGCGACATACTGTCAGCAGACACAGCGTCAACCGCTAGCTGGAAGGCACCGCCTGCCGAAACCAACGACCTGAGCGCAGCCGTAACGTGGGCCAATGTCCCAGACGCTAATATCACGGAGGGTTCTGTAACACAGCACGAAGCAGCTCTCACTATAACCCAAGCACAAGGTATCACGGTCTCGGAGACTTCGACCAACCTGCTGGATATCACCCACGCAATCAACACCGGTGCCCTCAAAGTAGCGAGCTACCAAGTGTGGGACAGCACAAACCTCCAACCAGTATGGGCCGCAGGTGACACCGACGGCGCTGTTTGGGTTGACGGAGCAGGCACCACAGTTCATACTCCAGTATGATCTTAACTAATGAAGAGGTTGACGATCTCTTCAAAGGCACAACCTTCGGAATTGAGTTCGATTGTGGGGAGTTCGACAGAAAGGCAATTCTCCCGCACGGGCACACGTGGTGCACCGACGAGGTGGCGTCGCACAGTGGGGCCGGAATTGGCGCTGATCCGACGTTGCGCTACAATATGTTCGGAGGGGAAGTGCAGACTGCGCCAGCAGACTCGGAAGAACAGCTCTTCAATTACGTTGACGACATCCTACGGGCCGTGCTCCCAAGCGACCGGTTGCGGTTCGCGTCAACCATCCACGTCCACGTGCGTATACCGAAACTGCTGGAGCGCCCCGACCTCATTAAAGACCTCGTAAGGTGGGCTACCTTGTGGACACCTGAGCTCTCGAAGCACTGGTATCGGTGGGAGAACACTGACTACAGCCACTTGCCAGAAGAAGCGCGGTGGTATTACAAATGGTCCGAAGATTGTAATCTGCGCGTCAAGTCGCAGATTTACAACCAAGCCGCCCTCGATCGCATGGACGCAGCACCTGGCACTCCGAGGGAAATAGCTTGTGCCCTACACGACAACCCTATCGACTGGAAGAATGAATGGACGTACGACCTGAATAACAAAGGCCGTGTCCACCGCCCCGCCATCAACTTCGGCCACTTGGCGCTGAACGAGACCATTGAGTTCCGCTGCTTCCAAGCAACCACGGACAGAGCTATTCTCCGCAATATATGCGGAGTTCCGCTCCGTATTCTCCGCATGGCTCTCACGAATGATCCAGACCCTTGTCGCGCAGTACGTGGTACGAAGCTCCAAGATAACTTCACATTGATCTACGGTGGCGATACTGAGAGCAAGCTAATAGCTGCGGGCAGGACAAGTTTGTATTACAATAGCTATACCGATTACCGTAACCGAATAGCAGTCATGCTACTCAGGAAAGAGATAACCGTTGCAGACCTCAACTACCCCCAATATTGGTTGGATAGAGGATTCCAATAACCGCCCGCCCTCACTAGATATAGTCTGGGGGCGGTTCGCCGACAGTGAGTACCTTATACGTGAGTTCCCAGATGCCCCAGAAAACATTTTCAAGACCAACCGACACACAGTCTGGTTTCGAGCAGAAATTGACGGCTTCCCTATCTGCGTCTGTGCTGCGGAGATCAACGCGACCGCTAGGTGGACGTACCGCAGCGCGTATTGCATACCGGAATTCAGGGATCAGGGCATTTACGATGAGCTCCGAGAAGCGCGAGAAGACTTCATAAAAGATTACCACAGAGGAAGCGCAGTTATGCAATACCCTGATACATGGTTCAAAGACGAAGAAGAAACTGAACGGAGAGACAACCTCCTTATAGGCTTCTGGCCTACGCCTGAAACCAATGAAGTGAACTGGGCTGTGCATGAGCAGCACTTCCGTGCGCTCGCATGTACGTACAACGCTGAGATGCAGATCGTGGAGCAGCCTAGCCAGATCATTGTCGAGGACAAACGCCCGTGGATATCAATCGAGGAGTATAGAGAGGACAGCCCTGGCGTACCGTACGATGAGTTTGAGTTCCCTGAGAAAGCGATATACCTCGTAGGGAATTCGAACTGGCGTCACATGAGTGATGTATTCGAGGTTGACCACATTATCAATGTACCAACCCCGGGAGGATATGACCACCCCCTATACGGGGATCAGGTCGCTACGATTGTTCTTCAGCAGCAGCTTGCTCAGCAGCTAAAAGGCGGTTGTGAAAAGTAGCCAGCTTAATCTTGAGCCCCACAATGATCTCAGCCTGTTCCACGGTAATGGGAACGGCTTTGACCAAATTGAGGGTATTCATGATATCGTTGGACGTTAACTCCACCGGATCTACTTCAGAGGTAGGCGGCGTACTATTAGGCTTTTCGTTCATGCCTTATGGTACCATAGGGAAACAGCCCCGTGCAACGGTTTATACACTCCTTGGAGGAAAGCTACGTGAAGTTTGATGTTTCCCAAGACCCGGAATACTTGGATATTGCAGCAGATATTATAGGCGTCCCGACATTCGACGCGGATATGACATACACAATAGGCGTGTTTGACGCTGCTTGTGAGTTCCAAGCTGTCATATTATTCAACAACTGGGAGGAGAAGAACGTGTCGATACACATCGCGTCCGTTTCTCCTAAGTGGGCAACCAGAGAAGTTCTCAAGGTAGCCTTCACGTACGCGTTCCTAGAACTCGGCGTGCAGCGTGTCACAGGCACGGTGCGCGAAAACAACACCAAGGCCCGCGCTTTGAATTTGCGCCTCGGCTTTAAACAGGAAGGCGTGATGCGCCAATTTTATGATACCGGGGAAAGTGACATTATCTTCGGTATGACCAAAGACGAGTGCAAGTGGATTTGAATGGGTAAAAAATCAAAAAAGGGTGAGACTCCTAAGCCGTCGAAGCAAGAAGTGGCGCTGGCTAATGTAGCTGAGAAGAAGTTTTCTCAGTACAAAAAGCTGTACCGCCCCCTCGCTAAAAAGAATTTGGCTCGCACCAAAGCAACGAAAGGAAGAATCAGAGAGAACCAAGGCATCGTTAATGCTGATATCCAGCAGGGGGCCACAGGCCGTGACGCTGGTATCCTGCAAGCGAGCCTGTTCGGCCGAGGGCCGCAAGCAGGTTCTAGTAACCGGTCTATTTTCTCCCGTGGCGCAAGCGAAAAAGGTCTCGGCGTAGCCCGAGGCGCTGGTATGGCTCTTGCTAGGGCAGGCACTGAAACCCGTGGGAAAGAAGGTAAGCTGCGGCACATCGCGCTCGGCCACGGCATCGCCCGTGATAGCATGCAATCTCAAGCTACTCTGGCGTCAAATGCCACATCGAGAGCAATCCAACAGTCTCGAATTGATTTGGAAAAAAGCAACCAGCTCGCAACTACTCTCGGCCAAGGTTTCGGCGCGTTCATGGGCATGGGCGGCAAAACGCCTAGCGGCGGCGGCGGGGGCACAATGCCTTCTGGCTTAGGCTCCGGCGGCACGTTCGGTTATTCGACCAATCCTAACGGCTATGTGGGTGGTTTCTAATGGCTTTAGGCGGCAAACTAGGAGAAAGATTTAACCCCGTGTCCCGCAATGGCAGGCAGGACAGCTATGGAAAAGGCGGGTTCCGCAAGTTCACTAAAAAGAAGAAGAAGGCGAAGACGAAGAGTCCAGACGCCATACTGGCTAATATTACGAATGAGGAGTTCGCGATATATGAGTCAGACTTCCTCCCCGTAGAGGAGCAGCTGATTGAAGAGGCTACTGACAAACAGTCTGGGAACAAAGCAGCCGAGGCTGCGCTGAAAGATTCGCTAGAAGGATTCGACAGACAAAGAAAACAATTCGACCGTGGCCTTGGCCGCTCAGGTATAGAGACCACTGGCGCGCAACAAGCCAAACTCGACAAAGGTTTCGACAGAGCCAGGACCAGAGGCGGCGTAAACGCTGCGAACCTCGCACGTCGTAATCAGATACAAGAAGACGATGAAACTATTACTGACCTGGTTAATGCAGGGCAGAACCTACGTGGTGTATCATTACAAGGTCTCGGCGCGGCAAGTAACATGCAGCACGCCCGTGAACAGCAAGGCCGCGCAAACAAGGCGCAGGCCAGTAGCAACTTCATGTCTAATGTAGGTACAGGCGCTGGCATTGGTTTCTCAATTGGCGGGCCGGTTGGCGGTGCAGTAGGCGCTGGCGTCGGCGCACTGGTATCGTTGTTTTAGGATTATAGAATGGCATTTGGAACAGGTTTTTTACAAGGTCTACAAGTAGGGCAGCAGTATCAGCATAACCAAACGCTGATGAACCAGCGCCAAGAAGACCGCGACCGCGAGCAATACGGCCGTGATCTCGAAGCGCTGATGAACGACTGGAACAATACTAAAGGCGACCGCGACGACGACGAGTTTGTACAAAGCGATGAATTTCTTGCCCTCACGAAACGCCACCGTGGCAGCAAGGTTTTCGAGAAAGCCATGCAGACGGGTAACACCGGCGGCAAATACACAAAGATGCGCGACATCGTGCAGAACCCCAACGACCCTGACAAGACCGTACTCATTGTAGACACCTACGACAAGGACGGTAAGCTGATAAGTAAAGGACGCCCTGTCACCGAAGGCAGGGGCTCACGCGAAGATGACCCTGGTGGCAGAGTCGCGCAGTTCAGCAGGAACGATATATACGCAGGCATCGTCGGCGCTATGCAGCAGTCAGGCGACTTCAAAGATCGCCGTGGCATCGCCGATCGATTTGAAGCCGCACTGATAAAGCCTGATCAAGCAACCAAAGGGTTAGGGGCCGGTGGGGCACCCGCTATTAGCGACCCGACTAAACCTACGCCTCCGGTCATTCCAAAAGAAGGCGCAGTCGAAGAAAGCGGCGCGAAAGCTACCCCTGTACCGGAAGAAGAGCAGGTTCCAGCAGAAGAGATTCCTACGGCTGAACAAGTTGAGGAAGAAGTCGGCGCGTTGCAACAGCGTTACGGCGTACTTCGTGCTGAGCTGGACGAACTACAAGACGTAGACGCCAGGCACTCTGGACAAATGACTCGCCAGCAGTATGTGCAACATCGCCGTGAACTGGGTCAGAAGACCGATGAGCTTACGCAGGTTCAAGGTGTGCTCGATGAATTGACCGGCTCGTCTACTGCGCGTAGAATGGGCGCTTCACTGAGTGAAGTCCCCGGCAATATCGCCGAAGGCGTAGGTGAGTTTGGAGAAGCAATTGCTAACATCCCCGCTGTCAAAGGTGTTACAGACGCAGTGTCCGAGTTCTTCGGTGGACTCACTTCTGGTGAGGGAACGCCACCTCCTCAGGGGACGAAGTCGAGCGAACGGTTTGAGCATGGGTCTGAAACTCAGGCTAACGCATCAAAGAAAGATAAAAAGGGACCCCTCGATCCAGCTAACCTTAAAGATCGTACACGAGCGCAACAGAATAAGATTGAACAAGTCGCAAAGGACACTGCCCTCGCCGTAGCGAATCAGCAGAAGCTGAACCGCAAGATGATGGGCGACTATCGGAAAGCCTTGCGGGCGCAGGTGCTGCACGGCGACATCACTGTCGCACAGGCCACTACCAGCTACTACGCTGTGCTGGCGGCGAACAAATCGAAAGACAAGTTCAAGCTGCATCTCGATAGCTCGAATGGCGTAGCGTTCACCATCAATGAAGCCGATGGCACGGTCAGCCGCAGTAAGTATGCTGACGGTGCTAACGGTGATAAGACTGCGGCTGCGGCTTCTAAAGTAGAAGAGAAGCATTACAAGCGCCTCGAATCTGTCGCGAAGTACATCGAGACTCAGTTCGGCGAAGGTGAGGATGCTAACTTCATGGCTCTCGCTGACCAAACTTCTGATGCGCTGAACATCTTGTCCACCCAACCTGGCTTCCACGCCACCATGCGCGATGCGTACGGCAGGTGGAAGGCTGACGCTGCATCCGAAGCAAACTGGAATCCCTTCCTCAGCGTACGTGGTGCTCAGAACAAACGACCTAGCCTCACTCCTTACCTAGCCGCTAGAGTACTGGCTGTACCGGAAGGCGAACAGGAGGCTATGAACGACTTTGCAGCTGAACTCGCGTACCTCAACGGTGGAAACACTTTGAGCGAAGCAGAGTGGGCGGGAATACTGGGCATGGCTCAAGAGAGAAAGAACAGCGGTTTGCTTGGGCAGGAAGCCCTCACGTCAATAATTGAAGAAATCCGCGCAAGCGCAGGCCAGTAGCCATGGCCGAGAACGGGTTCAAAAAGTTCTTAGCCGGGAAAGTCCGCGACGCGGACACTTTCGAAGATGAATCAGGAGAAGGCTTACGTCTGCTCGGCGTAGACGCGCCTGAGGCAGGCACCCCTGGAGGCGAAGCAGCCACATCTTTTGTAAAGAGCGCCTTGGACAAGCGCCAGCTTGAACTCAAAGATACTGGACGAACTGGCTACTACGGCAGAAAGCTCGTAGAGGGTAAGTTCTCTGACGCAGAAACCCCGCTCGGCGCTCACATGATAAGCCTCGGCCACGCCCGCCCATCGCCTGGCAGTGAGTTCGACGAACTAAACAACCTCGCAGAAAGCTCATCCACCACCTCCCGTGTGCTCGGTCTACAGGATCGTGGCGTACAGAATGAGATCGATCTTGACTTGAGTGGGAACAAAGCTTCTGATTTCAGGAGTCGCAGAGGAACGTTCGGCAAAGCAGTCGGCCGTGGCGTTGACAACGTACAGCAGCTCGGTTACTCGGCAGCCAATGTCGGAGCGATGGCTCTCGGCGACCTGTTCGGGACTGAGATATTAGACTCTTGGGGCGAAGAAGGTTTGAAGCGGAATATGATAGAAGCCGCAATGAACCCCGCTGAAGTACAGACATGGGACGATGTTGACAGTTTGTCAACTGGATTCACCTATGTGCTGGAGGCTCTCGGTGAGCAACTTCCTAACATAGCCACTTTGGTAGGCACTGGCGGCGTCGGTGCTGCCGCTAAGTTTGGCGTATCGAAGGCAGTACAGGCTGGTATCCAGAAGAAGCTTTCACAGTTGGCCCTCAAGCAGGGTAACAAAATGCAAGTCGCCAAGATGACGAAAGGCAGCTCCGGTTTCACCCCCGGTATAGCCGCTGGTTCATTCGGTTTTGGCACCGGTGAGATCGGAAATGAACTGAGGGACGCGGGTATTGATTCCCCCGCCACAGCTTTGTTGGGAGCAATTCCGTTTGCTGCTCTCGATACATTGGGCTTCCAGTCAACAATCGGAAGGTTATTCAAAGGCATAAATAAGGACATCGCCACTCAGTCCGTAAAGGACATCGCACGAAGTACATTCAGGGCAGCTGGCCTAGGTGCCGCTGCTGAGTCATCAACGGAGATGTTACAGGAGGTGATCACATTATCTGCCCGCGCATTCCACGATCCGACTTTCGAGATATTCAGCGATGAGAACTTGGCAAGAATCAAAGAAGCTGGTATAAAAGCAGGTATCGTAGGTGGCGTACTGGGCGGCGGCTCACAAGCTGCCGTATCAACTGTAGGCAAGCTCACACAACCGGCAGCACCATCGACGGAGACCGAGGGGGCGACGGCCCCACCGGGAGCTACACCACCTCCCGCAGCACCCGCTGCGGGAGTCACGACTTTTGCTCAACGGGATTCGAACTTCGAATACATACCAGATGAAGCTACTGTACCAGCTCAAAGCGTCTTCGAGGATGCCCCGGCCGATGCTGTCCTCTCAATTAAGGGTATGCTCAAAGAAGAGATTGAGCCAGCGCTTGCCGCCAACGAAAATCAAATTAACGCCTACGAGGCGTTAAAGGCGTGCCTAGCCTCATGAAACTATCCCGCAGAAAACTAGCTGAGCTCCAGAACAAAGGCGTCATCAAGCAGGAACTGGACGGCTCTATCACTCAGGTTAAGGACATCCCAGGAACAGCCCCAGTCTCGCTATCTGATAATAAAAAGCGTTCGTGGAAGGTCCACGATTTCGAGCGTGACTGGGACGGTTTTATAACCGCCGTGGCCATCACTGAGACCACCGAATTATGAGCATTGCTGTGACAAACGACGAAATTGCCGACCGCCTCGCGAAACACGACGAGCGCATGACTAGCGTGGCCGCGACTGTGGAGAGAATTGAGAAAGAGCTGGAGCCGTTAACGGAACTGTACGAGGACATCGCAGCAGTTGGCCGTTTCGGGAGAGGTTTAGGTAACATAATCAAGTGGTTTGGCGGTGTGGCTATAGCAGTCGCGGCGATTTGGGCCACCATCAAAGGGTATCGACCATGGTAAAGTGGGCTAGAGAACATCCGTACAAAGCAGCAGTGCTAGGTTTGGCGCTCCTTATCATACTCACCGGAGCTCTCGAAGAAGTCAGAGCAGCTGAAAACCCAACAGTCCTAAACAAAACACCGTATGGTTTCACGTTTGGAATGGCCGACGGCAGCAGACGTTTCTGCGCTCTCGATTCGGAGACCACAGTTAAATGTGTAACTGACCAACAAACGATACTCAACTGTAAATACGAGGACGAACCGGTTTACTTCTCCGGTTGTAAGGAAGAATGAAGTGGCTCATCGTAGCGTTGGCATTTTTCGCAACCACTGCGACGGCTGAGCTGAATATAAAATATTTAGAACACGCGTTATTTATGACGGTGACTAAAGGCGAGCGATCTGGGAAAATCGTTTGTCTCAATACGAAGCAGCCCAAAGGAGGGCTACCCACAGGTTGGAAAAAGCTGACCTGTAATAGTTTAGAATCGCCGGTGCAGTGGATAGCTTGCTTCGCGAATGTTGAAAAGAAATCTTTTTTGTGCGGCAAATTTAAAGTCGCTTTGAAAAACTAGGAGTAATACTGAATGGCACTTATCACTGATCCCGATGACCTCTCGCAAGGTACCGAATACGTTGTCGCGAATATGGTTATCACGACTCCCGGCACCGGCGCGGATTCCCAGATTACGGGTACGAGCATGGGCTCCCTTGTCGCGACCGATTTCTTCGAAATCCGCGACCACTCTGATCCCCTAGCCAACGGCTTGTGGCAGGTTGTCACGGTTAACACCGACACCTCTGATTACGAGTGTGATAAAATCTCCAACGGCGCGGTACCGGCCACTGCTGGTTCTGAATCAGCTTCTTGGTTTGGTGGCGACGCTGCCATCACTGACGAGAAGTCTGTTTACTTCGACACGTTGGTTGAAGAAATCTGGCTCCTGGAGCAAGGCAACCTGTCTGTAGACGGTGTGACCATGCTGGCCCTGCACTCTTTCATTAAGAAGCGCTGGAAAGACGACCAACTCCTGATTGACTCTGGTGCCTTCCCGATGGTTGGTATCTCCTTCGCGGCTGGTCAGTGGGAATTCGGTGAAGACCCCTCAGGTAACAACTCTGACTGGTCTCTTAAAGTCGACGCTGGTTCAAGCACTGACTCCCCTCGCCTGATCCGAAACGCTGGTTGGAACCAGAAGAACAACGCTGGTGTTACCACCGGTAAGTTCTTCAACGTAACCACTCTTGGCGTGTTCGAGGACACCGCTGACCAAGCGCTGTATTACTTCGGTAACGACTACACTGTCGACAACACCGTAAACTTCGCCTTCACTGGCCCAGTTAACGAACCTGTTCAGTACTTCGATCTGATCGGCGACCTGTCTGGCGACAGCCCTGACTTCCCGTCAACCACTACTATCACTCGTTCAACCGGCAGCTTCATCACTGACGGCTTCGTGGTAGGTGGCCAGATCACTGTTGCAGGTTCAACCACCAACGACGGCACCTACACACTGAGTGTTGTGTCTGCTCTGAGCATGACCATCTCTACTACGTGGACGCTTGAAGCTTTCGCCGGTACCATCGCGGTCGACAACGCTAACGCTGTAAGCGTTCAGCTTCGTATTCGTGACGGTGATGCGAAAGGTAAAACCTTCCAGACTTCTGGTTTGGCAGAAGCGGGTGAAACCGCAGTTGCCTCCAAGGTTATCAAATTCCCGCTTGCGAACGCAGCTGACCAAAAGATCGACGTCACTGACGCGAACGTTGTTACCACCCCGTGGAATGAAGTGTGGATTCGTTACCTCGACCAAGCGTACAACCGCACAGTCGATAGCGCACGTGCTTTCGGTATCGTTGTCGACGCTGGTACTTACTCGCAGGCCAATGGTGCCGCAGCTACCACTTCTCGGTGGGACAGTGCTAACCTCAACCTCGGCGCAGGCGAAGCACTTGCCGACTACGCAGGTGGTACTCTGATCGTGCATGAAGGTGTGAACGAAGGAAGCTACACTATCTCCGGTACTCCGGTGGATAATGCAAGCACCCTTGAGGTTACACTTGTAGGCACCCCACTGACCGTTTCTGGTTCAGATGAGTCGTACACAGTACAACGTGCTACGCCTCTTGGTGTATCCGCTCAGAACGTTTTCGAACGTGTGCAGTACGAACTGCGTCAAGCAACCGACATCAACAGCTCTGCTGACGGCTCTGTTATCGGTCTGATGACTGGTGAACTGGCAGCTTACGTTGGTGATAACGTCACCTTCGGCGGCGCTCTGTCAACCAACCCGAACGGTGGTGGTGATGGTGTTATCGTCGAGGGCTTCGATGCCAACGATACGAACAACATGTTCTTCATCCATAACGCAGGTGGCGCGGCAATCAACTTCCCGTTCGTTGCTGCTGGCAACCTGAACTTCAACGCGAACCTGACTGGCGACACCGATCCGGAATACTGGCTGTACTTCCAGTACACCGAGCGCACTACCAACTCTGACATCGACACCGTCGGCCCAGCTGGCAGCTCGTACGACCTGGAAGGCACACTCGGTACGTACTTGGTCAACGACTACATTCGTATCAGTGGCTTCGCTCAGGCTGAGAACAACGGTTTGTTCCGTGTAACGGTCGTGAACGTTTCAGGGTCTGACTACACGGTCATCCGTGTCGATGGCGAAGCCGTCGGTACTGCTGAGACCAACCAGACTGTCAGCGTGGATGAGAACCCGTACAACTCACCGGATGCGATCATCGTTAACGACAACGGTGGTTCACCGATCGTCGGCGCTGCGTCGTCTGCATCTATTGCTTTTGACTTCGATTACGACAATAATGTCCAAGGCGGCAGAACAACCGGAACGGCAGTCTGCGTGCTTAAGGCCAGCGGCTTAGAGCTTGGGCAATACGTCGAGATTCTGAACCAGCAAATCACTCGCGACACTGGTTTGTCATTCACAGCTACCTCGCCGTTGGAACGTAACTTTACTCCATAATGAGGTACTATGATCGACATCATTGTAAATACTCCGGAGGGTCACACCCTCCGGAATCCTATCTGGAAGGTCGACTCAGAACGTGACTTTGCTTTTGTTGACCTCCAGAGAGAGGTATGTCTAAAACTGGGGGTTGACCCCGCCCAGTATAAAATCCGCTTCGAGGGCGAGGACATGCATAACGGTGCACTTTGCCTGAACTACCTAGACCAAGGCGACTCCGTCGATGTGGTGGAACGCTAACTCGTGGCAGCTGCATCCTACACCACTGATTTAACTCTCATCGATGATGCTCAAGCAGTCGGTAACTTCGTTGCTTCTGGCGGCGGTGCGTCTGCACTGAATGATGAGACTGATTACTTCATCAACGACACCCAATGCGTAAGTAAGAACGGTTTTACGGCGACACAAAAAGGTATGCTGGCGGACGATGTGTCCGCGCCTAGCATTACAGCAGGTGATGCTGTCTTCATGTGGGCTCGTCAGGCTAACAGGAACATCCTCGACACAGTCGCCAACTCTGGTGGAGCTGTCATCATGGGAACGTCGAACAGTGTGTTCGCTGGTTTCAATGTTGATGGTAACAACGTCGATGGTAACGCTCTGTTAAGTTGGGTTAACTACGCAGTAGATCCAACCCAAAGCAGTTCATACACTTCAGGATCTCCCGGCGCAGCCAGCACTTGGGATCACTTCGGTTTTGAATGGGCCATACTTGGTTCTGGCTCCCTGAAAGGAGCGCCTAATGCTATAGGCGTTATCCGTTATGGGAGAGAAATACGCTGCCAAGATGGTGACTTGGGTAACGGTTACGCTACATTCGACGGAGCGGCTGTCTTCGATGCGGGTATCACACGGCGTTGGGGCATATTGACTCCTATCTCAGGCGGTTATAACTTCCATGGTAACTTCGTCATGGGGTTGGTTGGTACAGCAGTAGATTTCCGAGACTCAGATAGAAACATCTTGGTGCTTGAAGACCCGTTCGTACCTGTCGGCTTCAACGAATTCGAGATCATCAACGCGAGTTCTAACGTAGAGTGGACCGGTATTTCAATTGAAGCACTGGGTACGACCTCACCGTTCACCCTGACCCTGAATGTCGGCACCTTTACTGGCGACTTGTGTACGTTCAAAGGAGCTGGTACTACAGTATTCACCAGCACCGGAGCATGCACCAACTCCACATGGCAGGACAGCGACCAGATAACTCTCGGTGAAGCTGACATCAGCGGTTCCAGTATCCTGACTCCTACAGTAGCTATTGACGAAGGAGCTGTCTTCGACGACCGTACTACCACCGCTACCACAGCGCTGACTGAATACACCAACTGCATCTTCTCTAAGGGCGCTACCGCACACCACGCCATTGAGTTCGGCACCGGCGTTGACGACGACCTCACTCTGGAAGGTGTGGAGTTCACTGGTTTCTCCTCTACCGCCGAGGCAAACGACGCAACACTACGTTTCAACGCTACGGGAGGCTCGCTGACGCTCACTTTGATTAACTGCACTGTGGACGGAGCAGCGGCCACTACCAGCAACGTGGGTGTTGACGACGCGGCGGGCATCACCGTCACACTCAGTACAGACATTGTAGGAACTTTTACCGGAATGAGGGACAACAGCGAAGTCCGCGTTTACACAGCAGGTACTAGTACTGAGCTTGCAGGTGTCGAAAACGCGACCGCTGGTAGCACTGACGACCGTAGTTTCGCCGCCACCATCGCGGGCGGCACAAGCGTGGACTACACGATTGTGAACGAGACGTACGAGATCGTGAGAGTAGAAGGTTTCACCTGGCCCACCACGGCGCAGGATATCCCGATCTCTCAGCGGTTTGACCGAAATTACATACCGTAATGGCCGTTTCATTCGACGGGCCAACCCTGACAATCACCCTCGAATCCGGTGTGACGTCGGTCGAGTGGACTACTGTTTATTCTGACTGGAAGCGGTGGGTGCAAGACGGTGGTGGACATGCTTACCCCCCAGCATTCAGGCCAGATGGTGGCTCACCTCTATCCGCTGTAATCGACCAAGGTAGATACTACTTCCTTCAAAACAATCTCGGCTGGCGAATTAAGCCACCCGAAGAAGACATAACTATCCAAGCATTAGGTAACTTGGCCCTTGAAGATGCTGATCTGCCTTCGATTCTACCAACGACTGGCGCTTTCACCGCTGCGATACTCGGCCTCCAGCCTATAACGCAGGGTGTCATACCAAGCATGAGGACCAACCTCGAATTCAATACGTTCCAAGGCGCGGTTTGTATCGACATGGCGAACAGAACTGGTAACGCGATAGCGGGAACCGGTTACTCTGGCGACGACCGTATTGGTACGCGCCGAGCACCTTGCGACAACCCGGAAGATGCTCTGACTATAGCCAACCGCGAGGGCTTGCACCAATTTATCATCGTATCGGATTTCGATGGGGCGGGTTACAACACAGATTTCAGCGACGGCTTTGCATTCATAGGCGACTCACCATTTATTGACTTCGATATGACCAGTTCCCTTTCAATGAACAATTGCGACATTCACAACCTTAAAGTCGGCGGGGAATCTGATGGAGTCAACTTGTTAGAATCCTGTACTATCAACGTCGTTAGCGGTTTCAACGGAACCATGCGCAGTTGTGAGTTGGATGGGACAATTGCCGTCAACGGTAGCTGCCGTATCCTTGACTGCTTCTCAGCGCGTACTGGTTTGGGTTACAGCACTATCACTGGGATCGCCAGTTTCAACGTACAGATTCGTAATCTGCGCGGCTCCATCGGGCTCGAAGACATGGTCGGTGGCAACCACTCTATCGGTATCGGCGGTGAGGGTCGGTTAATAATCGAGGCGAGTTGTACAGGTGGAAATATCTTCGGGCGCGGCCAACCGTACGACGTGGACAACTTGGGTACCGCAACGTATGTCGACCAGACCGAGAGTAAGAAGAATACCCGTATGTACCAACGCATGGGTCTGGAAGTCGGACTCGATGTCATCAACAACGTCGATGGCAGCTACACCTTCGATGACGTAGTGGTAGGCGCATCGATCGATGGTAGCGGAAACGTGACTCATAACAGGTCTGCCTAATGTCCCGCGCAATAGGCATGGCTACACTCGGCGTCATCTGCCCTGAGTCCCGAGCACTTGGTATGGCGTCACTTGGTGTTATCTGCGATGCCACCGTGGTTGTAGCGAAAGCTGCTGTAGCCCTCGATGGCGGTGGGTATGATCAGTACAGAGATGAACATGACGTTATGGACATCATTTCAATTATAATTGCTTCAGGGGTGCTAGATGGCAAGCCTTAAATCCTGCCTGGCCAAAGTTAAGAAAGCTGGTTTCGACACCAGCACGCTACCCCTGTCTGAGCTAGAAATATCCAGCAACCCCACTGCGGTCATAGACTCAGAGCTTACACAACTTCGTCAGGAACACGAAGAACTTTTCACTACGCGTGAACGCCTGATGGAACAGGTGCGTCAATTCTCCCCGGAGATGAACGAAGCTATTCAGGAGCATATCGATGAAGAAATCCAAATTAATAAACCCTCCAGGCCGATTGGGCCCAAACAACCCACCCCCGGAGAGCAGGCGGGGCTTGCTGGTAGGAATGCTGTTGGCCTCCCTAAACAGCCACAGAAACAGACCCCCCGTCCTCTTGCAAACCTTGAGCAAGCAGTCGAGACAAAGAAAGCCACGGTTGGAGAAGAAGAGGCGGCTAAAGTCAGCAAAACTATGGCGGTCTTACGTCGAGCTCAGCGGGATGGCAAGGAGTACCACGAGCTAAGTACTGGGTACGCAGTACGAAAGGCTGTGGCTGCTGGCAAAATGAAAGAGATACGGGCGATGTTTCCTGAGGAGACATCTAATACTGCGGCCATGAAGAAGTTCCAACAGGTCGCCAAAAATCAAACCTCTACGGAGAAGAAAGATGATTCACCGGTATTTAACAAGCGACAAGAGAAACAACTTGGTGCATTCAACAAAGACACCATCGCACAGAGAAGCGATGAAGTGGCACCTCGTGGAGAAAAGGAAACTAGCGATGATTCGCAACTTGAAGGCGTCACCGAGCAAGAACAACAGCCAGTCGAAGTTCGCATCGAGCCGTACGTCAATAAGAAAGGCAAATCTACGGAACTTAGCGGCGTGGTTGGCATCGCCCGGCGGATCAAGAACCTTATCCCCGGCGCAACAATGTTCAGAGAAAGCGCAGGTGGGGGGCTAAGCACCTATGTCATCAAAGTGGATAATGCAGAGCAGGGCGCGTATGATGGAACACCGCAACAACTTGCGGCCCAGCTTACCAAGACCTTCACTGACGGCAAACGTACGGACAAGAATAGACTCATCCTATATGACAAAAGCGGAGAGGCAATTCCTGTTAACTCCCGGGAAATCACCAAACTTGGCGCTATCGTCGACCAAACCACACAAGACGCTTCCATGGCTCCGGTCGAGAAGTCAGGCAAACAATTCAATGCTGGCCTAGCCTTCCTGATGGTTGAGGGCAACCTGTCCCTCCAGAAAGTCAGGACAAAAGCGAAAGCAAAGAAGCCGCCCTCACCGTTGGACAACAAGTCTATCAACGAGGCGTGGAACATGCTGCCGAAATTCCTTCGCAGCGTTATCAAACAGCTGACGTGGATGACCCCCGCTGACAAAGTGATAATCATCGAGAAGCACGGTGTTGAACCACTGGGCCTGGCGCAGCAAGCGAACAGCTGGATATTCATCAACAAAGAAAAGCTGGCTAAGAGCAAGCATGGCGACCTCAATGCGCAGGTTGTCCTGCTGCATGAGTCTGGACATATTGCTGACGCTGAGTTGAACTACGAGCCACGTAACGATTGGCTCACCAACGACATGCTGGTGAAGTATTACCAGTCCGGTACGAACCCGAAAGATCCGATGCATCAGGTCTTCAAGCGTATCTTCAACCCCGATGGGAACTATACGCAGGAAGAGTGGCGCAAGGAAGTTGTGGCCCAGCTCTACATGGCGTATCATTTGTACCCTGACCAATTAAAAGCGTACAGTCCCGAGGGCTATGCGTTAGCGGAGAGAATCAATGACGAGCTACAGCTCAAAGCAGACTTCCTCGCCAGAGAGCAAGAGGCTCGCGAGGCAAGCGGTGCGGCAGGAAGAGGCCGAAGTGATGGGCAAAGCCAAGGCGTTGCGGAATCGCAAGAAAAAGCAGAAGGAAGCGAAGGAAATCTTGACCTTAGCACCGTAATCGATGGCCGTGGGACAACCGTTGCACAAGCTGCTGAATACATATCTACCCGTAAGAAAAAACCGGCAGATTTCGACCCGCGTGATATTGAGGAAGTTGCGGGTGAGGTCGAAGGTGAAGCAGACACCCGAGCCTTTGAAACTGACGATGCGCAAGCGGCTCGCAGCTCTGGACGCTCTAAGACCGCACCTGAGCTTATCGGGGAGACACTTCGTCCGAAGACGGTTAATCCGTCCAATGAGGAAGCAAAGCGTGTCTTCGATGCGTCAACCGAGCGTAAGGCATTCGGGAAGATACCGTCAGCGTTCATCGCTGTTACCAATAAACTATTCGGCCAACTGGGTATCAAGACTAAAGTTCTTGTGGTTGATAAGGCCGGGGCGCAGGAACTGCTCAAGGAAACGGGGCTTCCGTCTCAATGGGCGGACAATCTCAAGCAGGCTATAAACGACGAGCCTGTCGGGCGGCTCATGCTATCCGACAGCAGCAACGCGAACGAACGCTTTGCTATCATCTACATCGACACCAAACAAACCCCCGCTAAAACACAGCGTGCGCTGCTCCACGAGCTTGGTCACATCGTGCAACTTGCGAAGTTAGATCAAGCCTCGCCTGAGATTCAAAAGGCTCTCAGGGACGCACACGAGGGCTCACAGACCCAAAAGGAATTCGAGGAGTGGTTCGCGGATCAACTTCTCCAGTGGGTTGACAGCAAAAAAGCTCCCAAAGGCGTGCTCGAACAGTTCTTCAAGGAGTTGGCACGAGTCTTGCGTCGGGTCTACAACAAATTCAGCGGGGCGCATCCTACTTATGAGCAATTTATGGATAGCTTGGTTGCTGCAAACCAGCTTAAGAGAGGAATGCAGAAGCCAGCATCGGGGAAACATCGTCGTGATTGGATTGAAGACATGCGTAACAGCGTGGATTCGCCGTTCCTTGCTCCGCAAGAGCGCTCTTTCTACAATTTCAACGGTGATCCGTCCCCTACCAGGGCTGGAGTATCCAGTAAAGCTGAGAAAGTTCTCGACTGGGGTAAAGAAAAGGCCTCAGGAACCAAAGAAGCGCTAGGAGAAATCTTCTCACCCGCTCATCAGATCATCACACAGACTTCTGACGCCTATTTGCGTGCAAATGGACTCGCTTGGCTCGCAGATCACTTCCACAAACGCCCGGATGTAAGCACTTCTCGTACTGGCCCCACCATCGAGCAGGAAATTCGTGGAGAATTCGGCCAGTTTGAGGCTGATATCGACAAGGTTCTTGGAAAGATGCCAAAAGGCACACGTATTTTCAACCACGTCGACCGTAAAGACCCGAAATATGCTCAAGCTGTTCAGGATTTGCTCAGCCAGAGCGACAATCCTAACGCTTTGGCGAAGCAGGTGCGCGACTACTTCGCGATGATGGAGAATTATTTACGCAAAAACGGTGTTCAGCTGAAGAAAAGACGCAAATACTTCCCGATAATGCTCGACAAGCACCAGTGGATGGCGAATCACGACAAAGTTGTCGAAATAGCCATGACCAAACTCGGCAAAACCCGAGCAGAAGCAGAGAATATGTACCTGGCGGTCGCCAACGACCCGTCGACGTTCGCCGACATGTCGACAGAATACGATCCACGGACGACTGCAACCTTTGGCCACGCCAAAAGCAGGGAGTTCGGGGTGAAGGAACACTTGGCGTTCGCCGAATTCATCGATACTGACCTCGCGTCTGTGGTCAAGAACTACACCCACAGCGCTGTCAAGCATGTCGTTGTCAACAGACAGTTCGGTGCTCTTGGCACGAAAGCCGGTCAAGTCGATCCACTGATTAACCTAAAAACGCAAATGACGAAGGCTCTGATCGCTGGTGAGATAACGCAGGAGGTCTATGACCGCACCTGGAACACTGTTATTCCCGGTATGTTCGGGCAGCTGGGCGCTAATATGAACCCAACCCTTCGTAAAATGCAGTCAGGTCTGATATTCTTCCAGAATGTCAGACTCCTCGGAACCGCCGTACTCTCTTCACTCGTCGATCCCGTACACGTTCTGTACAGAAGTGGAACTCTCCGGGGCCAGTGGACCAATCTTCGAAAGGCAATGGGGGAACTTAACGATAAGGAGGCGCAGCTCTTCTACCGGACGCTTGGTATCATTCGGGACGATCTCACAGAGGCAATTGTTAATGACCCTACGCATACACAGTTTTACGCGCCCAAGATTAGAAGCCTTAACGAAACGTTTTTCCGACTGAACGGGATGCAAGCGCTGACTAACCTCGGCCGCATGTTCTCTTTCAGTGCTGGTAGGCAGTTCATCATGGAAGCTGCCAAAAATAATGACACGAAGCGCCTTGCAGAAATGGGACTTACCCGACAAGAAGTACTCGACTGGGATAGCCGTGGGCAACCGTTCGCCCTCGACAATCCGGTAGACGCTAACGTGCTATACGCGCTGCACCAGTTTGTAGATGAGTCAATCCTCCGCCCGAGCGCAGCAATGCGCCCTGCGTGGATGTCCGATCAGCGATGGTTGCTCATTGCAAACCTCAAGTCCTTCATCTTCACCTACCACGAGACGATCCTACGTCGTATCTGGAGCCAAGTACGAGCTGGTGAGATCAAAGACCCTGCGGTACTCCTGCCGTTCGTAGCCTTCGCAGCCGTCGCACTTGGTGTGTCGATGTTCGGTTACGAGGCACGTAGACAGATCATGAACGCTGGTGATATCCCCCCATACGCCCGAGCCGATGCCATGGACTACATATGGGAGGGCTTACAACGTACCGGCGCACTTGGTACTATGCAGTTCCTGGTTGACGCGATGGAGGCTGAGAGCAGAGGCAAGATGGCGTTGTTCTCAGTACTAGGTCCGACGGCTTCGCAGTTCGAGATGCTAATGACTAAGGATCTGAGCTACTCCATTCCACGTTCCCTGCCTATATTCGCCCAGAGCGCTGCTCTACGTGAGTGGGTGCGATAAAAAAGCCCCCACCCCACTAAGTACAATGTACAAAGGACAAAGTAGACAGGGACGTCACCTTCTTAATTTACGGAATTTGACATGAGAAAACTATCGAAACACTTCGCCCGCGAGGAATTTGCGTGTAAGTGCGGATGCGGCTTCGACGTCGTCGACGCTCAGCTCCTGGAAATGCTCGAAGAGATTCGAGAATGGGTTAACAAGCCGGTGAAGATCAACTCTGCGGCGCGCTGTGAGAAGCATAATAAAGGCGTGGGAGGCAGCCCCACTAGTCAACACTTATTGGGGAAGGCGGCTGATATTCGAATAGATGGTGAACAGCCTGGCTATATAGGGAGTTATGTGGATGCGTTAAGGAAGCATTCTTTTGGCGTGGGAGTATATGAGACGTTTACTCATATCGATAGCAGAGCTGAGAAAGCTCGGTGGAAGGGTTGAACTGGAGAAGTACTAAATTTGCGCAGACCAGTTTCATACTGGTGGCTGCGGTAATCCTGAAAGGGATGGAAGTCATCGACGACTATACTTTTGGTATGGTTGTTGCTTTTGGTTTGGGTAATTACGCCCACCATGACGTGAAACAGAAAGGAATCTAATGCTAGGCTTTTTGAAACTACTGGTCTCTCCGATAACATCTATCTTTCAGACTGTGCAAGAGCGGAAGCTGTTGAAACAGGAAGGTGAGTTTAAGCTTGCTCGTGGTGAGCAGGTGAGTCGTCAAGAATGGGAGGCGATGGGAGTTCAGGCAGGGAATAATTCCTGGAAGGATGAGTATATTACGGTGATCGTGACTTTCCCGATACCGTACATTTTTATTGGTAACACAGTTTACGCGTTTACTGGTGACTCGAAGATACTGGACGCGAATAGGGCAGCTCTGGCTGACCTCGGTGCTCTTATGGATACCCCGTACGGGCAATTAGTTTTTGCGGTGGCCTTGGCTGCTATAGGTTTAAAATCAGTTAAAGGAATGTTCAAATGAGCAAAGTGACAGAAGACAAAAATAAATTGAGAGATGTTCTGATAAAAAGCTATCGGAATAAAGCGAAGGATAAGATCGTGAAGAAAGCGATCAAGAAAAGGATCTCGGACAAGAAGGCCCAGAAGAAAGGAATGAAGTTGGGGAAAGTGCGGAGCCATAATTTGAAGCAACCGTTGCATACGGAAGCGAGTGGAGCACTGAAGGCGAGGAAAGAAAGGCGAGGAGCTAACGATCGGAAGAATGATGCCGCGAGAAAGGCCGCGAAACCGACGGTAAGAGATAGAATTAAGAAGAATGTATTCGGTTTGGGCAAAGCTGTATCGAATATCATGAAGATGAAGAACGATCCGAAGAAAAACCCGTAGTACCCGCGCTGTACGTGAATGAACGGCCCCTATGCCCTTGCGAGTTTAATTCCAGGAGCGTAGAGGCCGTATTTCGACATTAAAATACCTATATAAATCAATAACCTACGAAATTAGCTGATCCTGGGATCAGACCGTATCTGTGGGCCAAAAGGTGTAATCTGTGGGATTCCAGGTGATCACCACCTGAATAAAGGTAAGAAATTTTCTTGTCGTCGAGACTTTGGGAGTATACGAGGTCGAGATTGATTATGTTGAGGGCGGTGTGGAGGTTGTGACGTTTGGAGGCGAGTTCTGAATATGTTATCTGTTCTCCTTTAATTTTGTTTCTGCGATTGAGAACCATTTTTTTATGGCGTCTCGGCCCTTTGTCTAGCCACCAAAATAAAATGAGGACTAGTACTATTAGTACCAGCCAGTTCATTTATTTAAACTCTAGATCAAAATCTTCGCGGATCTCCATGACCACTTCGGCAGGAGAGAATTGGGGGTATTCAACTTTCAGTTGGTTTTCTGTTTGAATTCCTACGGACTGTAAGTCGACACCAAAGGACTCAGAGACGAGCCTGTTGGTTCTGTCGTAGTAGGAAGGGCATTGGTTCATAGCATAGCTCCAAATTATGGCCGCAGTTACCCACGGCGGGGTTTACAAGGGAATGGGTAATTTTACGCTGAAATGCGTAGGACTGCTTAAACGTCGCCGGGGTCGATACCTAGCATAACGTAGTTCACGATCTTATCGTGGTCAGTGATGGCTTCCTCAGGGTCGCTATAACGCCATTGAAACTGGTCGTATGCTCCCCCGAAGATCATGGTTTCGAACAGGACAGCGGGACTGTCACCGGAAGTATCGAAACTGTGGTCGATCCCAAGGAAGACAGTTGAGATGCGCGCTTGGCGTACATTGGTTTGTTTCATTAGCCTGTTGTTCGAGTGTTCGAACCAGTCGGCCCATTCTTCAATGTTTTCCGCTTTGCGAACGGTCTTACCATCGTCTTCGAGAATATAATGCATGTTTAGTTGTCCAGGTTACGACGCCAAGCGGCGTAGTCAAAAAGTGGGATTTGGTGTTTGCGGGTGGTATCTGCCATATCCAAGTATGTTACTGTAAGGTATGCGCCTGCAAAGGTCAAATCAGTCAGCTGATAAAAATTGGTGATCCCGATCCATGCCATGAAGTCTTCTTTGTTTTCATGGATGAATAGGTGGTGTTCTTCGATTAAATGTACTGCACGTAGGATACTCTTGGCTTGGTTCATAGGATGCTCAGGGTTGTGATCAGGTCTTCGGTGTTGGCGGTTTTGAGGTCAAGTTCTTCAAGCTTTTTGGATGCAGCATTTCGCTGTATCTCTTTGGCCTCTTCATATGCTGCAATGCTGGAATGGAAGCTTTTGAAGTAACCCAAAAAGATAACCGTACCGGATTTGTAAAGACGAACCCGCCACCGTTTTTTGGCAGCTTCATAATAGATACCTTTCGGGATGTCGCTTTTGTACTTCCGATAAAATTTCTTATCGGGTAGCACTAACGCGGCGCTTAAAAGCCCGCCAGTGGTCGTCGTTTGGAGCGAGCGCATAGAGAAAAATGTCTAAAATTGATGGAGCGAATCCTGAGAAGAAATCATACTCAGGGATTTGTTCAGCATATACTTCAATTTTGTTCGGTTGTGACATTAGTTCATCTACCATCATTCTGATGATCGCCCTTTTTTCCGGTTCTAACGGGAAGAATGGGGGGTGCGGATATTTGTCGTCGAGATATTGTATGCAAGTCGACATACCGCGAATTTCTAAATTTTTATCCCTAATCATTATGCCTGGGGAATCGAGGATGATCCCACACTCTGTAGCCATCAGGTCTTTTCTGGCTAGACACTCCTTGATAACGGGATACATCACGTCATCAGGGTTGTAAATTTTTATTGGCCGCATGTGAATTCAGATATCCAGTCAGCTATTTCTTGGCAGCTGATTGCTTTGCTGAGGTCGATAGGCGCAAACATGTCTCCGCCTGTAAGTATAACTCCAGTTCTAGTCCCGAGTCCCACAATAACTGCCACGTTACGTCCTTGTTCCATTCTGTCACGGAGCCATTTCTTTTGTAGCTCAGACAGTGCAGGAGGTTGTTTCGTAGACTTTGGCGGCTTCGGTAAATGCTTGTATTCGATCCAAAGGTCCGCCATTGGGCCTGAATAATATGCGTCAGGAACTCCAGCGGTGAACCGGTCGGAAATTTTCCAAGTATAGACAGTATGTCGGAGTAACTTTCCAATTTTTCTGGTGTATCCTGATTCATTCATAGTGTCGCCCCACCCGTAGGTGGGGCTGTCTCTGCCTAGAGCATGTTTTGCGCACGACTGCGCAGGTTCCAATGAGATTCCATCTTCTCATTTTCCCCTACTGCTTTCAAGCGGCAGGTGGGGAATGAAGCAGATGGATCGAAGGTGATTTCTGTTACCAGGTTGATAGGTAGAACAGTGTTCTTGTTGCAAGAGTCCATGTAGGCACCGAAAGACTTCAATGCAGTCGGCGTCAGATCCAGTGTATAGATCGGCGCGTTGGCATCGGCGTCAGGAGTAACCAGAGCAAGGCGGACTTTGTTTTGGCAAGCTTTGCCGCCACGTCCGTTTGCTGCTGAACCCCAGTCGTTCATCGGGCAGCCATCACAGGATGGTGCGATCGGGTTTTCGATTTCAGGGGCCGGTTTCAACCCATCTTGGCTCTCGCTGGTTGCGGAGCAGTCAGGGCGGTTACTTGATTGCCCATCCCACATAGCCTTGTAATAGGTGTTATTGAACCGGTAATCCAGGATAACCGCTGTAAGGGTGTTGTTCTTTACCTTTTCCCCGTCGGGAAGGGTGAACTCTTTGCCCTTTGTATTGATCCGTCCACCGGAAGGCAGGATATTCGTCTTCTGCTTTTCGATTTCCTTCGCAATTTGTTTTTGTAATGTTGCTAATTGTTGTGACATCTAGACCTCAGTTTTTACGTAAAGATAACGTGCGCTTTGTAAATGGTCGCAACCCAGGCACGTCTTCGCCTGACTCACGTAATTCTCTGTAGGATCGCACTGCTGGTCTTCGTTCTAGCAGATGCAGATCACCAGTTTTCAATATATGATCGAAGAATACTTCGTCGTTCTCGATCACCGGCACGACCGATTCCGTGATAGAAACAGTTGCTGTGTGACCACGGGCCCCTGGTAGATCTTGTTCCTCTAACATTTCGAATATGTTTTCCTCTTCCTCGTCCATTATTTTTCTTATCTTCGATATTTCTTTTTCCAACTCCCGCTTTTTTTCGCGGAGGTTGTGGAGCTTATCTATTGCTGCGCCTAAATTCATTTTACATTCCTAATATGTCGAGAAGGGAGGCTTGCTGATCGATCTTCCCTTGGAGTTTATTATACACGTGTTCTTCCAGCGTTGCACTTGCGGTGATGTGGATAGTTTCGGTCTTCCTCGTCTGCCCAGCGCGGTATATCCGCCGGTTGAACTGTTCGTATTGCTCCGACGACCATGTTGGCGAGCTCCATATCGTGGTAGTACCCCGAGTAAGAGTTAAACCATGGGCCGCTGAGCGAGGATGGGCAAAGATGACCTTGATCACCCCGTTCTGAAAATCTTCGACCACTTTTTGACGTTGAGCGTCGTTCGCCGCCCCATTTATTACGCCATACGGAATCTTCTCCTTTGTCGCCAGCAGTTCCAATTCCGCCAATTGGTGGCCCCAGTTGTAAGCGACTACGCATGAGTCACGCTCTTTGACCAGTTGGATTATCAATTCGTACCGAGCTGTATCGAATAGTTCTGCCGTACTGTCGTTTTTGTACACGCTTCCTGAGGACAACTGTAACAATTTGCCCGTTAATACGGCGGCGTTCGCTGCGGTTATGTCCTCCGTAGCCAGTTGGATCAAAGCATGCTCTGCCAGAATATCGTATTGCTTCCTCAAAGCGAAAGGTAGGTCGAATGTTACGTCCGTCTTGAAATGTCCTGGTATGTCTATACATTGTTCAAATACGTTCCTGATTGTGATGTCTGAGAGTAAGTCAGCTACGGCTTCGATGGCACCTTCCTTGTCTTGCCATCGTACCATTTGCGCCCCACGTCCTACTCTGATGGGTTCGCATACGGAGTTACGAAATCTCCAGTACGAAGTGCCAAGTCTCTCCCCGTCGTCGAGGATGAATGCTTGGTTCCATATGTCAGTGACTGTGTTCGGTGCTGGTGTTCCGGTCATTACTACTCGGTGATCAAAGTGACCAGCAATCCGTTTGACTGCCTTACTACGTTGAGCGCTGGGGTTTTTATATGCCGTCGATTCGTCAATGACAATATCTGTGATTTCCAGATACGCCCACGGATTGTCGCGTAGCCACTTGACCGCATCATGATTTGTGATGTAGATATCGGCTTCTTCTTGGAATGCTTTTTGTCTGTTGTTGGCATACGCTACACTGTATTTTAACTCTGGCTGGAACCTGACGATATCATGTCCCCATGCGGGCTCCAGGATTGATTTGGGGGCCAAGACCAGACATTTACGAGAGGGGTCTCTTCGTAGTCTCTCAGCGAACCCGTCAAGGTAAGCACGTGTCTTACCTGTTCCAGGGTCGGACATATCGAAAATCGCCTCGTGTCCGACTTGAAATTCAGTGGATTTTGTTTGGTGCTCATAAGCTGGTGGGATTTGATCCTTAGGCAGAGTGAAGTTTGGCATTTAGCGTTTTTCCATTAGCGGTATATACCGCTTGAGCGAATCCGCGTGGGGTAGCAGAACGGATGTTTTTCGTTTTGAGGCTCTTGCCTCCGAGTTTCGTATGTTGAAGAGACGCCCCGGTTTGGGGCTTAACAGGGAGTTTTTCCGGCATCTTAAAGTCACCGCCAGTCCAAAGGCACGTTTTTTTCGTGTAGGCGTCTCTTGCAGCAATGTTCTCGGGGTATAGCGGGTGGATGTCGTCACTTGGCAAATAGCCTCCGTATTCAAATGGGTCGAACATGTAGTCTGGTTTGCCGCAGTAGGTTGAGAACGTGCTGATTGGGTTCTCGATAAAATAAGGACACCCGAGCCACTCTCCCAGTTCACGACAAGTCGCGAATAAATCGAGGGAGAGCGATAGCGCTCGGGGGCCTTTCTTCTGAAACCACAACGCGCCACTGACGGCAACGTTGGTGCATTCGGGAAAGCTACCCATGAAAGCAACCCGACCAACGATTTCGCGTGGTGGTATCCAGCCGTTTCGAATATCCGCGCCCACTTTGAATAGCCCAGGTCGGGCGGGGTCTTCGTATATTCCTGTTTTGTGTTGTCGATCGACGATATAACATTCGTATCCAGCGTCCAGCCAGGGCTGAGCCATGATACCTGTTAGATCGAAAAGAAATACTGCTACGTTTTTTTGCATTTATTTTTTCCAAAGATTGCGTCCCATTTTTCCTGTGAGATTTCAGGTGCTTCTCTGCGTCGGCGGCTGCCTTTTCCGCCAGTTTTATCGGTGTGTATTCCGCCGTTGTATTGGCGTTTTTCACTGATTACGTTTGGTACTTTTTTCATAGGATTCTCAGTGGTGTCATTTTGTTTGCGAGATACCAGGTCCCACCTTGGGACTTAGGGCGTTCTTCACTCGTGTACTCCTCGATCTCAACCTCAACCCATTGTCGATCTCCATTATTGCTGAGGTGCGGTGCAGATGGTTGGGGGCAGCAATGGAATCCGGGGCGTACTTTGTAGCCCATCGTGGGGTGGCTTTCCGCTTCGTACGTCGTGCCAAGTGCGAGGCGCAAAGGTCTGTTGATGAATAGTGGTCCAAGTGTTCCGTCCTTTCGTTGTTTCATAAGTTTGTATGCGATCATAAATCAGGGTCCACTGCGTATTGGCATTTGCCGTTACCGTTAGCGACACCGTAGTCGCAGTACAGGCAATTCATTTTGTTTGGTTTGGGTGGGAAGTCAACTGTTGACGTCATTTTTTCGGCCCTTTTGTTGAAGGATGCCATTTGAGCCGTCAATTGGAGCCTGTTGTACGAACGCTTTTTTGTTTTGCCTTCGTCTAGGTACCAGAATTCGACAGTAATGCTTTGGGCCTTCGGATATAAACACATTAGCGCCACAGCGTATAGTGCCCCCTGTTGCGAGTGAGGAACTTCGTTCCCCCATGATTTCCCAGTCTTGTAGTCGATTATGGTAAAAGTAGTCTCGTCGTGCTGAATTACTGCGTCTATCTTGCTCATGTGCCATACCGTCCCCCAGTCAGTGTAACCACAAGGTTCCCAATTCGATGTAAAGCCCCAGCCTTCTTCCACCGTGACTTGACCCTCGTGGAACAGCTCTCGCAAAGACTCGAATTGAGAGGTGAATCGTTTGATTGACCGAGGCATGTCGGGCACTTCTCCTCGGACATAATCCTCAGCTTCTTTGTGGATAATGTTCCCTCGAACGAGTGGGTGTTTCTCGTCAGTGATTTCGTCAACGGGGACTCGTTGGATTCGTTTGAGGTATTGGGCATAGGGGCATTTCTCGAATTGTTTGAGAGAGCTAAAGCTCCACGTTTGGATATTTCTGTTTGCCATTGAAGTACCTCCGTAAGAGAATGCTGATTGTAAGTGAACTTACGGTGAAGATGAGAGTCATGGTGAAGCTGTCACCATTCTCGATCATCCCGCTGTTTATCATAGGCCAGATGACCCACCGAGTGATAGCCATAGCGATTACGAATTTGATCGCGGTTTTGACTACCTCTTCGATGATTGATTCTTTATGACTTTGCATAGTTTTGCTCGAATAGGTTTATTTTACTTTTGCTTCCGTGGACATCGATTGCGATATTTGGTGCCAGGACAGAAGCTCCCCCGCAGAGTCGGCAGCTAGCGCATTCAACCCCTTTGTGAGAAGGACAATAGATTTCGCCTTTGAGAAGCGGGTCGCCGTCTCGTTTGACTCGATATGTCCGCCATCCGAGATGAACTGCTTTATGATATTCTTCCTCTGAGTCGACAGATGCCATGCATAGTTCTTTGAATCTATCATCGCACGTAGTCCATTGATGCGTGTACCCAGTATGATTCGGGGCCTCCGTCCGGGTTAGCAGTGCTTGCCAGTGCCCAAATGGTATGGCAGTAGGGTCTCCGTATGCACCTAGTCTGAGGGGCAAGCCCTTCGATTTGTTGGATAAGCTCTTTGGTGGGAATTTCTGGATGGCGGTTGGGGCTTGGTGTGTCAGTACATAACACGTTCCCGCGTTCTTTGGCCTGTGAATACAGTCCCCGCATATTGATTTGTCCGCGCCACTTTTGCAGGCTTCGGTTGGTGTAAGACCGTCAACCACGATCCAGGTTTGGAGCATGTCGCCGGTTTTACGGTTAGAGGAGTTCTCGGTTATATAGCCCTTTATTGGGTTGCCGTCGATTTGGGACGGCCCTTCGTAGAATAGTTCTGCCATAGTTCATTTTATTTTTACGACTTTGTCCGTTGTCTGTTGTGCCTTGAAGTAATCTTCCATTTTTAACTTCGGGAAACGTGTGACATAGCCTTTGGTAATGAGGCCGTCAATACGTTTGCGAGAGCTCTCAAGGTCGTGGTATGTGCACATCCTTGAGAATTTAGTTGCTGACATGAGTTTGTTGTTCTGTAAGAACTTGTAAGCTGATTGCAGTTCGTCGCGTGGTATAAAATCTACGCCGTTGTCAGCCCAAGCTTTAACTACTTTTTTGTATTCTTCAGCCGCCATGTCGAATGACGTGTTGTCGCTGTTGTCGACGAATTCCAAAAAGAATTCAATGTTACCTGCTTTGATTGCGTTGAAGAACAGGTCGACTGAGTTGAAAGACTTGTCTATTAGATTCGAACGCGCCTTGTTTTTAAGTACAGTTCTTGCTTGGAGTCTATCCACTGAGTAGGCTGCCAGGTAGCTGGCAAACTCGGCCAACTCTGTAGCAACAGTTTCGACTTGCAGGTCTGTGATTTCCAACCGCGTATTTTGCGGCGGTGCGATGTTAAAACGCCGATCGGTAGGGGATAGTGGAACAGCCGTACCGGCGTTAGTTGCCATGATAGTATTGAGATAAGAGTCAACTTCGTACTCATTAGTTCGCATACGGCGTATGGAAATTCTCTCCTCCGTGATGATATTTTTAATCTTGTTGTGGAGTTTCTCCAGTTGGCGGCCGTCGTGTATGTTGAACTCGTCGATGAACAAGAATATCGCTTCTTCAAATCTTGCATTGAATAGGTCTTCCAGGTTCTCGGTAGTAATGCGAGCAACATACCGCTCACCGAATAAGGGGCTTAAGATTTTGTCGACAAGTAAGCCTTTTCCCGTCCCTTCGATCCCCGAGAACAGCCACGCTGTTTTTGATTTCATACGAGTCTGAAAAATGAATGCAAGCCAGTTTAAAAAATGCTCGTACGTTTGAAGGTCGACTGTGATACTCCTTAAGATCAAATCTATATTCGGGGGCACCACAGCCGTGGGGGAAGTAATGCCATTTCTTAGGTATGATGTTGGAACGAATTTGTTTGCCCATTGGTCGGTGAAGTCTATGACTTTTGTAGTTGTAGGATCGAATTGATAGTCCCAATCTGGGACTTCTTCAGGCATGGGTATGTTGTGGTTGCCGAGGAAATCTTCTAATTTAACTTTGCTCGAAGTTGCGCGGATCTTGACAGTGTCTCCCGCAACATCATAGATTCCGTTGTAGTACTCGTCAGAGTCAATATCTCTAAATATGACAGGAATGTGAGAGCGCGCTGCCGTTGCCTTTTGGTAGCTGATTCCTTGGTAGTACCCTGGGTCGATGTCCCTGAGTTTAACGAGTGGATGTCCTTTAAAATTTCTAAGGACATCGGGGTTTTGCTTTTCATAATAGTATCCCCATGAAGGGTTATCCCCCACTATGTTACAGCGCACGTAGTCGCCGTGATCCATTGTCTCTAGGATGATCATGGGGTCAGGGTTGAGAAGGACTTCTTCCGCGCCGTATGGCTTGTACTTTGCGTTCGTTACTTTGAGACCGCCTAGCTTGCGGAGGTCATCAATTTTGGTTTGCAAATCCGTTTTGTTTTTACTCGGATTCGGGCTCGGGGTGAACGAGGAAGTGTCTGCGCCCAGCACCACTAAGTCGAAGTATTGCGTTACCGGTGCGGACAAGTTTATCAGGGTAGGGGGAGAGATGTATATCAGCTTGTCGTTCTGGCAGGTTGAAATGTCGAGTGGCCATATGAGGGAGTGGCCATTCTTTGCTAGGGTCAATTGATTCGCCAGTGCGGGCGTTGTAAAATTTACTTCCTTTAGCCATTCTTTTAACGCCCCTGGTGAGCTCGGTGAAGCCAGCTTGAAATACAAGTGACCACGCAACCCGGCGTTCCCCTTAATGCCTGCGCTATTAGAGTGCTGGAATATGTACGAGGTGTCTTGAAACATCGGGCCGAGGCAGCGAATGAAATCTGGGATGTCAACGAATCCGGAATCGAAGTCGAGGTCGAGACAGATCCATTGGGTGGAGTCTGTGGGGTTTGTCTTCCCACGACGTTCTTCACCATTAAGTTCATCCGTAAGAACTCCTTTGAGTGCACATCTACCCAGCCCTGCGTGTTTGGTGAGGGCAGTGTAGAGTTCTGTAATTGAGTTAACGTCTTCACGGTGGCTGTTGAATCTCTTTACGAGTGGGTAAGGTTTGGTTGTTATGTTGCCGTTAGCGTCGGCTTCGTGAGTTTTACATAGAGCGGCACCACTGGCCGCTTCGAGGAAATCGATGAGCATTGAATGTTCTCTGTTTATTCAGATGGGTAATCGGGCGACTCATCAGAGGGGTCAATAGTTAATTCGAGATCAGCTAATATATTTAATTGATTTAATTTATCAACTGCTTGCTCCATTGTAGATAACTTTTCAGTGGTGTCCCGATCTACAATGTGACCATCATGGTAACTGAATCTTAACATAGTTCTTCTCGTTGTTGAAGAGTCATGTTAGCCCACGGGATAATGGACTGCCTAATTTGTTGGACCAGCTTTGCAGAACCCGGCTGGTCCGGGGGCGGGCAGGATAGGCATATGAAGGCCTGTCTGCGAGTGTTAAGCGTCCGATATTTCTAGGAACACTGATTCGCCGAATTCAGGCTCGGCCGATTCCCTGCACGTCCGAATCCAAAGAGTCGGGTAGTCAGGTTCTGGAAAGTCTGTGTTTGCATATCCGTCCGTCAGGTATACAAGACATTCCGGTGGTGTTGTCATATTTTCTTGAACCCAATTAAAGACTGGTTCGAAGTCCGTTCCACCGTGACCGCGACATTTGAGCTGTAGTGGTAGGTCTGACGGCTCATATTCATCGGTCCGGTGGACGCGGGTGTTGCACATTAACACGGTCATTTTGCTTGGCGGGCAATCTTCCAAAATTGCATTGATTTCGCCCTGAAACTGCTTGATTTCTTCGTTCGAAACACTGCACGAATCGTCTATTGCGATGACCACCTCGCCCATGGCTTCTGACCATGCGGAGGGGAGATACAAGCCCTGACTGATATAGCGTCTGTTGCCTTTTGCCCATGTGTAATCCGATTTGTCTGATTGAGTTAAGAAGCGGCGTAGGATCTCTTTCCATTCGATCTTTGGAGCGAGGATATCCTGCATAAGTTCTTCTATTCCACCTGGGAGGTTCCCTTGCATTTTGGCAGCTTTCGCGGCTTGTGCAGTTGAGATTTTCCAGTCGTCGTCAAGTTCCTTATCTGACTGTGGAGTTGTCTTTCCCTGGCCGTTTGATGGATCGTCTTTACCAGATCCTCCAGTTGGAGCGTCGTTAATTCCGGAAAAATTCGGTGGGCCTTCTCCATCGCCGTCTTTATCGTCATCTTCGTCCTCCAGTTTGTTATAGACTACTTCTGCTGTCATGCCTTTGTATTGCATGTCACAGGGAGATTCCGGTGGAAGCTCTAAGTCTTTGCACTCACTTAGGATGATGTTGACTACGTGATCGCAGGCTCTGTCCCATTTCTTGATTTCGCGCTCCCCACGACGTATGGGGTGACCAAGTGCGCAGTGCATCACGTTTTGTGCGATGCCTCCGACGAGTTGGAGTTCATTCAATTCATGGATGTTCTCAGGGTTGAAGAATAGGTTGACGCCGTCGACATGCATGTACTTGATTTGGTTAGTCGCGACGTAGTTGAGTTTCAAGGCTAACGACCCAAAGAATGGATGGTCAAGAACCAGGTTGGCTTTTGCTTTACGCAGCCCTTCGTGTATCAGCTTTGGGTCGATTGGTGGTTTTTCTTCGGTTTCGCTCATCATATTTCTCCAGTATTGCGATTTTGTTAGCCCCTACCCTACGTAGGACCTTGTCGATAATTTTCTTTGGTTGGAAGTCACTGTCTCCGGTTCTACCATACCAGGAACCTTGTCCGAATAGGTGGGTCATGTCACAGACGTGCATCAGTGCCGTTAAGTTTTTCTTGATATCCTTCCCATCAAGTAGGTTCATCAAGATGTCGAGCTCGGTACCGGCGTGGCGCAGACTGTATCGGTTTTCACGATCGAACCTGAATGCTTCTTTGCCGAGTAATCGGAGCTGGGGTTGGACTTTCTTTCGAATACGGCGCGTGAGTTTGTGGAGTTCTTTGGTCTTCTCCTTGATGTTAGCGCCGCTGATGATGTCGCCTGTTACTTCCCAGGTACCGTCTTTGTTGAATGTGAATGCGGAGTTTTTACCTAGGTAGTCGAGGCCGTTGAAAGTGAATACGCGGGGTTTTGATTTTTTGATTACGAAGTCGGGTGGTGTAATTAAATTGATAAGGTCTACAACCCCACCGCTGAGACTTTCAGGGCTTAGCTTTAAGTCCCAAGATTCGTTATCGTAGGAAATGACCTCAGCGCCATAATAGAGATTCATTTTGATTTGGCCTTGTGGGGCCTTGTGGTCATCTCGAAAACTGATCATTCTGTGATCATGTCGTTGGTTAGACAGTAATATCTGTTTTAGGGTATCGTGGTTCATGCAAGGTACTCCTTAACGGTTGAAAATTCGCTCAGCCTTTGCATAATGATTTTAGGCGCGAGCGGGTCAGTGGTGAGTTTGAGGACTTTGGCAATGGGAAAATACGATTTAAATCGGTGAACTTCAACCTGGTTCTCGTCGTAAATGACAAAATAGTCACCCCGAGGTGGCGGGTATAAAAATAGCGAGAAAAACCGTCCACCTTTAATTCTTCCTTTTGCTAGTTCTGCTGTGATGTTGATGCTCATATTTTTTCCTCAATGATCTCATTGAAATTTTTGTTCCTGGTTTTGGCATCCAGTCCTGATGTGGAACTGATGCGTGTACTTTTAGCCAGCCTGGCTGATCGTAGAAGCACCACACATCCATGGTTTGCCTGATAGCATAGGCGCATTCATAAAGACGCGCTTTAACTATCGCTTCCTGTATCGACTTGGGCCCCATATCTCTTCCTCAGGTTTTTTAATTCACGTACGTCGTTGTCAATTTTGTGGTTTCTGTGAGGTGAGACCCACAGCTTCATTCCAGGCCTTGCGTACGCTGCTAGGAGGTTGTTGTCGTCGAGGAGATACATGCCTTTGTCAGAGGTCCAGTATTTAGTGCAACCTAATACCCGAGCTTTGGCCAGGATGACTTTCATCTCCTCTTCGGTGAATCTACTCATGCGGCAGCTGGCGGATGATCGCATCGGTTTTAGCGAGCGCCAATCGACAAGCTGTTCCGTTTTCCTTTACGGCTGCTGTATCTATGTTGAATAGTTGCCCTTTGATTTGTTGGGCGATTGCCATGAGTTTCACGTCGTCGGCGAAGTTCATTGATTCTATTTGATCAACCACTGTGACGAGGTTGTCGTGAACTGTCGAACGGAAGACGCGACTTCCTGGATTTGATAGTGTCTGATGAAGCGAGTCGAGGCAGGCAGATGTGCGATTCCATAGGTCACGGGTTGCGTGTGTAGTGGCGAGTTGAAGCCGCCCTTCAAGGTCAGATTGTAACTCGGATAGTTGCTGTTGGGGGATGTCGACACGGAAGTCTCCTTGGTCAGGGACAGGGGTTATGCGGTGTTCGAAGCGGAATTTGCCTCGTACTGCGTACTCGGGTGGGAAGTCCGAAATGTCGAACATGTCGCCTAATCGGTTCCTGGCATATTCAATGTAAGTTGGATATCCAACGATGAAGTTTTCGAGGGCTGTGTCAAAATCTTGACGGATCTTGCGCATACGAGCAGTGTATGCCGGGATTTTCTTGATTGGAAGTATTCGCGTTCCAGACGCCTCGTTCCAGTCCAGGGTATTTGCGTAATGATAGTTGCGGGCTTCATTGACGAGTCGTTGAATGGTTTTGAGGGCATCTTTGTGTAACAGGTGTTTGTTGAATCGACCAGCGTCTTGGGTTGCACCATGACTTTCGTTGGTTTGACCACTGACTTTCTTGTCGAATTTTTGGAATGCGCACTGTGATATGTTCAGTGACACGAGGACTGTTTTAGTATTGAGGCTCATATTTTTCTCCTAGTTGTTAAAGAATTTTGCTCCTAGTAAGCGAGCTTTTGCTATCGCTGTGCTTGTTCCCGGTTTTGTTTCAATCGGGACGATAGGTTCTGGATTCTTTCTGCGTTCTGCTGATGCTTTCCGTAAGGCTTTTTCGTGGGCTAAGGCATCTATTACTTGTTGTTGGTTGCCTATGTGCGGGTGGTCCCTGATTAATTCTTGAAGCGAAGTGTAGTGTCGGTATAGTCTGCGGAGTGAGTGATCGCATTCTTGTTTTAAAGCTCTTACTTCAACGTCATGCCGTACGAAATTTGAGTTCTTGGAGGCTCTGAGCTCCATCTGACAATCGTCGCCTTCGATTGTGAGGTGTTGTGATATTGTGATTTTCCCGCGTTTCATGTGTGCTATAGGACGTGGTAGTTTTATTTCTTCGTCGTTAAGGTGGCTGTAGATTTCGTTTACTTGATCAAGTGAATCCTTTTTATGGGCTGGGGTTGAAACGTATGGGTTGGAGTTGACGATTGCGTGGTAAATTTCGTCGGCTGTTGGGTGTTTTGGTTTTGCAGTTGTTGGGTTCCAGGTATGGCTTGCTACCTCTTCGTTAATGATTCGATGGCGTAGTTGGTCACTTAGTTTCATTGGGTATAAACCTCTTGATTTCTGGTAAGCGCTGCAAAGCTTTTTCTACGGTTGTTTCCCTTAGCGCTATTTCTGCACCCCTTAGGAGAGCATTAGCGGCTTCATCCATTTCGTCTCTCCGTTTGAAATAGTTGTAGATTGCTTCGGGCACGTCGTCGGGACTGGTTTCGATGGTTAAGTAATAAGAATTTTGGTCGTCGCTTATTCGGAGAACTCCGTACGCTTCGTTCGGCAATTCTAACCTGAATGATCCTACGTTTGTTATCCGTACGTTAGCGTGGCTCCACGAACATTCATAGAAAAACTTGTGAATGGATGGGTCCATTTTGAGATGGTCGGCGAGATGTAAGCAAGTCTGCCAATCAGGAACCGAAAGCCGTTCCTTGGCTTCGTTGAAAAAGTTCCTGATGTTAACGCGAACCGTGCGCCGTATTTTTTCGTTTGTTCTCACAATAGGATGTCCGTGTTGTCGGCGATCCACTCGGCCATTTCCTTGGTCTCAAGAAGATCTGGTGAACGTTGGATGGTCATCTTGACCGTCGGTACCTGGAATTCATCAGGCATACGGCGCAGATATTCGTTGACCTTCGGAATGTTCTTGTCGGTCATGTGCTCTGAAAGCATACCTGCGGTAGCGTAAAGTGATGCTGGCTCTGATGGCATTGGAGTGCCTTTCGGGTCTTTTTCGATAGACTCGATGTCGGGCAGATCACGATAGATACGAATGTATGACATGAATTCGCCTGCTGCTGCCTCACCCACTGTGGCAATTAACATTTCGTATTCCAGGTCAGGTGTTGCAGAGTTCAGGATGCGAGATGCATAGGCCCAAGTACGAGGTGTAGCGAACTGACGTGCGTCGGATGCAGCGTGGTCTTCTTCGTGCAACATTTCAGGACGAAAGCGCATGAAAGAGATAATTTCAGGACGTACGTTGTTGCTGTTCGCCCAGTCAACCCAGTCTTGAAGTTGGGGTTCGAAATCGATGTGGATCAGCCTGTTGTTCAGTGCTGATGACATCTTGTTGGCGAGGGCACGATCTTTCGCACGGTTGCCTGCGCAGATGATACGCCATCCTTCGGGCAGTGTGTAGTCACCCACTTTGCGATCGAGGATCAGTTGGTAGGCAGCTGCTTGTACTGCATGAGAGGCCTGGTTGATTTCATCAAAGAAGATAACACCTTCAGGCTCAACATCGGGGTTGGGTAAGAAATGCGGGACGTTCCATACTGTGTAGCCATCGACACATGACGGGATGCCACGGATGTCAACGGGGTCCATTTGAGACAGACGTACGTCTCGGACAGGGAAGGATTTGCCAGCGGCGACTTGGAAAACGACTTCGGATTTACCGACGCCTGGGGCTCCCCATATCATTACGGGGATATCGGCATCAATACCGATGTTGATAGCTGCTTCAGCTTTTGACGGATTCATATTTTGCTCCTAGTGGATGGTTGTGTCAGGTGGTGTTTTCTTGAGTTCTCCGGAATCACCGTCGACTTCATGTACACCTTCTGGTTCGTCGCCTTTGTGAACTTTTTCAAGTATTTCAGGCAACTGCTCCAGAGTTTTCTCAATGATGTGAGGTATTTGGTCGGTTGCGTTCAAGGAGGTGGTTATAACGATAACGCCTTCGCCTGGTTGAGTCAGGATCATTGCGTTGGATTGATCAGTCTCAGCGTAAAGCTGGCATATGACTGAGGAAAGGATTGCGATACCTTTTTCTGGTCCCATGGATTCCATGATAGACGCAGTAAGTGCATCGATGGTTTCTACATCTTGCTTACTCATAATTTTCTCCGGTTGAATAAAAAACGCCCACGACAAGGTTCTGCGTGGGCGAAAGAAAGCCAGGAAAGAGGAGGGAGGAGTTTCCTAGCTTTTATGCTTGTCGATAATTTTTGTCAGGTCTGAAACAGCAGCGCCTAATTCGTCGGCTAGGAGTTCATCAACGACTCCTTTGAAGTTATTAGGTTCGTACTTTTTGATCAGCTTTTCGATAATGCTGGTAGCTACTTTTTCTTGTGTTTTCATCAGTTCAAAAGTCATGAAACCTTTTTGAAACCACCTGTAAGCAACCCAGACGTGGAAGCTTGCTAGTATTCCCATGAGGCTGAAGGCAACGTCAGCGCGATTGATCGCGTTTAAGTCAATACTTACTGCGTACATGATAGCGATGGCGGTGACCAGGATCATAGGGCCAACAAATAGTTTCAGTGAGGTTTTCATAATTTTATCCGTGTAGTTGATGATAGCAGTGCTGCACCATTATAGCTTGTTTAATAGCATCATCTCTTGCATCGTGCGCTGTACCGGCCTCGACATTGGGCATGGGGTCGTCGGGGTAGGCAAGCTCGATAGTTGTTCTGAGAGACCGGTGCTGATGGTAAGCAAAAGGCGAACCATCACTAATTGACTTAAGAGCATCATTGAGAATGACAATATCAAAATCAGGGTCGTTTGCATAATATCTATCCGCAGTTTTGCTTTCAAGCCACATTCTATATTTCAGAAGGGCGGTGTTTAAAGGCATCAGTGGATCGCGGAAGAGCGATTTCTGGGCGTCTTTTGATTGTTTCAGCCACCACGCGATGGTACTGGCGGACATCGTTCTGCCAAACTTTTCGTTTGACTCTAGTGATATATTTACGTTGAATGAATTCGAATCGTCAAAGTCCGTGTGTTCGTTTTTACCTGCTACGTCGAAATGTACTGCGCCGATCGATACGATGGCTGCGGTTGGTACTATGTCCATCGTCTCGATGTCCACCATTATTGCTGGTCGTTTCATGCGTTGTTGGATTCCAATATGCGGCGTTTACCTAGGAGCTCGTCGGCTTGTTTCTTGAAGAAGTCCCAGTCTTTAGCCAGAATTAATACTTTAGCACTTCCTTGGCCTATAGCCAAGCGTAGTTGGCCATGTACCATGCTTGCTGCAATAGCTGTGTGCTTTATTTCATCGGTGCCGACACTGTGTTCAACTGAGTGACCCACTACCCGAGGAGCGATTATTGCTTTACTTTTCACGGGGTGGTTCGTGCTGGATGTTGTGCGCCTTCGAAGTCGATGTGAACGAGGTTACAGTCGTGACGACGGCACCAAATCTGTAGGCCTTTCTCACTGAATCCGAACTCCAGGTCAGCCCATTCCGCTGGAGAAACTCCGTCAGGGAGTTCTTTGAGGCACATCCCGCAGTGCATGTAGGATACGATTTCATTGGGTTCTTTTTCTGCTGGTTCGCTCATGAGAATAGTCCTGTTATGTGTTTGGCGATCAGTTTGATTCCTTCACGCATTTGAATGTAGTTGACGAGGAAGTACCAGACCATTAGACCGTATACGAGCCAAGTGGGAATTGTGATTGTGATCATTTGAGCAGTCTCTTTTTGCCGATTAGTTCGTCGATTTGTTTCTTGATGAAGTCCCAGTCATCGGTGAAAAACGTAAGCTGGTTTTTTGCGTCCTTGTTTTGCGCAAGGGATACATACTGTCGGCCCTCTTGGTTATCAGAGACGTGAATAAGTGTCCGCGACTGTGTCGGATTAGGCGTGTCCCTGTGCTGGATACTAACGCCGGTGATGTGCGTCGGAGTTTCATTTGGCGCTTTTTCGGCCATTTTTTGTGCTGTGTTCATGATTTTTTCCTGTGTGGTAATCGTTGATACCGTAGAGTTCCCATTCAAAATGGATTTCACGGTGACAGTTGGCGCAGAGAAGATCGCATTTGTCCAACTCCGCTTGAAGTGAGGTATATGATTTTCCAAGCGACGTTCCAATGCTGAAGCTTTTCTCCGAGGGCACGCGATGATGAAACTCCAGTGATGTTATGCATTTCTTGTATGCACATATCGCGCATTTCCCACCCAGGTATTCCACGGCCCATATCTTTTTCTTTTTCCGATGTCTGGTTACCGCTTCTTGATTGCATTTTCTGCATCTCCAACGATTGTCATTGAACATATGGTCGGTGAAACCGTGTGTCGTGCACTTTTCTTTCATAGAGATTTTCTTCCTGCATCCATCGCTGCCAATTTTTGTAATACCAGATGTTGAACATCCAGGCCCCACTTTTCTTTTGCCACATGATCGGGTAACTGCGCGTGTCGTGACCTTCCGGTAAGAACCATGTACCGTCCTCTTGGCGGAATCCTGCCAAGCGCAAAGTGCTACGTACTACGTCTACGCGGTCGGGTCGCACTCGTGCGTTGTGGCCTCGGTTAAGTAGCGCTTGTTTGACGTATAGCAGGTTATCTTCCATGCTCATTGTGTTGCTTGATATACTGCTTCAGCCATGGCAACTGAGATGTTAGGGATGTCGATGTAAGCGACTTCACAGCCCGCATTTTCCAGGTCAGCTTTGTGCTTAAGGGCGTTGACGGCGGTATTGAAAAATTCAATGGTTTTTTCTTTGCAGTCGATGTCATAGACGATGATAGCCATTAGTTGTCGAACCAGTAGACCATACGAATGTGGTCCATGTTTTGGGCGTCGATGATGTGGTTCCATTTGAGTTTGCGTTGGATGTGGGCATCAAGTGCGTTGTGCATTTCAGTAAGTGGTGAGTCTGCTCCGCGAAGTACGCGGTACTGTGCCGCCATGTGGCGAAACTCTGTGGCGGTACACCAGTTGGGTGAGTGTGCGTCGCAATCCCAGCGTTTGAATTCTGCTGTGATTTCAGGGCAACTGTCTTGTGGAAATCCTTTTTTTACGATGTAGGGGCCAGGTGCTTCGCCGCGTACTCCATCTGATAGAATGGAGAATTTTTCGTACCATCGGTTGTCGTCGAATTCTACAACTATGAATCGTTCGCCGTCGTATTCTTCGTCGCCGAGTTTGGTGTCGGGAATGAAGTAGTCGTTCTTTTCATAGAAGTCGAATGTTTCCCAGCGTTGTTTGTTCTCGTTGTATTTTTCGAGAAAGATGTGTATATCGCATCCCATAATATTTTCTCCTCAGAATAAAAATTGAACGGCCTGGACTCGAACCAGGGTCTTCTCACTCCAGGCACTTTATTACCCTTCACTGCGCAGACGTGTTTCCCGCTTACACCACCGCTATTTGGGCTACGGGCCCGTACGAGCTAACGCCCATTATGGCGCGCCCGCACTTTCATTTGGTGGGGTGTCTGCTCAAGCTGTCTTTCAGGTAAGTGACTTGGCGGGCACGCTTTGCTAACGCTTTGTTAGCGCGTTGGACTTCACCCAGGTATATGAGTGACTGAAGGCGATAACGATCGGCGAGAACAGCATTTTGAGTTGCCAGGTTCTTGTAATAGCCGAGTTGGCCTTCGTAATTGGGTGTTTCAGGTTTTTCAGTGAGTTCAAGGTGTTTCATGATTATTCCTGTAGGTTGTACTTGTTGTAGAGATCAGCTATTTGCTGACGGTGTTGAGATGTGAGAGGTTGGTCAACTTCGATGGAACGAAGGTAGTCGAGAAGATCTTTGTCAGGATCTGTGATGAATGGTGAGTTGTTGAGAGAGTGGTATATGTGGTTGATTTTGTCGATTTCTTCGATGTTCATTTTTTGAGACCTCTAAGATATTCTTCAAGTCGCCGTTGTTTAAACACCCATATGTATTCTACGTCGATGGGTGCGGCGGGGTTTTTAACAGCTGATTGTGGATAGTGCCGCATGCCGTCTTGCCATAGAATTCGTTCGTATGGGTCAGGTTTGTTGGCCCAAAAGACTGTTTCTACTTCTTTGGCGGGTATTTCGAGTGCGTTTTTACCGTGCTTGCGAACTCCAGGTACTAGCCGGAGTGAGGCGCGTAAGGCTTCCACATGTTTGGGTTTGACGATAGCTAGATGATCGTCTGTTTCTTGGTGTTTTAGGTATTTCTCAAACATGGTTGGCTCCAGAGCTTGGGATCGAACCAAGGACAGCCGACTTAACAGGCCGGGGCTCTACCTCTGAGCTACTCTGGATCGGATTGAATTTGTTCCCCTGAGGACTTAAACCTCTCCCACCGCGAGGACCACAGTGTTTGCAAACTATTTAGCAGAATTTTTCCCACGAAAAGCAGTTACTGTTTTCTGGATTGCCACGTCCGCCATCGCCGCCACCAGATGAACCAGCGCCAGAGCCAGAGCCACCAGAGCTACCAGACCCACCGCCGCTTCCACCAGAGGATGAACCGCCAGAGTTACCACCACCAGAATTGCCGCCACCGCTATTACCGCCGTTGCCATTGCCATTTCCGTTGCCGTTTCCATTGCCGTTACCTCCGCCGTTGTTCCCACCTTGGGAGCCGCCAGCGTTGCCGTTGTTAGAATCGTTGCCTTGGTTGCCAGGGCCTGAGTTGCCGTGACCATTGCCGCTGTTACCGCCGCCATGACCATGACCGTTACCTTGACTTCCGCCATTGACACCACCAGCACCGTGGCCGTTGTTGTCGCCTTTGCCAGCTAAGACTGGTTGTGCGCATAGCAGGAGTGCTACGAACATTGCATATACTAATTTCATTGGATTTCTCCTGTTGTGTAAAATTGGCGAAGCGTGAAGGGTTCGAACCTCCTCGTTTCGGTTTTGGAAACCTAACCGTCCCAAGACTGTACGCTCCAAGTTGGTAGCGGAGGGGGGTATCGAACCCCGCTCACCACAGGATATGAACCTGAGTGTACGCCCGTTCCCCGCGATTAATCGTCTAGCTTACCATACATGTGCATTGGTTGTGGGTCGACTGGTGTGTTTTCCAGTTCTTTGCGAGCGAATTCTTCCTGAATGTCCAGGACATGCCGTGCTTTGGCGATGTCTTCGATGTGTTGTTCGAAGGTGCCTTTGTGGCGGCGCAGGTATTTGTCGACTTTGCAATACACAGCGGCTTGAAGCCCTGCATAACCAAAGTTGTTGTATGTTGCTTCGAGCGGCTGGACTTTCATGTTTTTGTAGTGCCCGCCACCAATTTGTTCTTTCAGAGGTGATGTCATTTAGTGCGTTTCCGGTTGTCGAGGATTTTCATCGCTCGGGTGATTGAGTGGGCTACAGCCTGACGGTTGAACACTTCTGCCCGCCCCACAGTGTTGACGTGGGAGTCCAGGAACTGCTGGAGCTCATAGTCGACTGTTTCTCCGTCTTCAACCGGCACAACGAACTCGATGTTGTAAACGATGCTGGATTGTTCGGCTGGGGAGAGGGGAGTGTATTTAGTAATTTTTGGGGTAGGCATAGGACGTGGACCTTTTGGTTGTAATGTATTTGATAGCGTCCTATCTCATGGACGCGGGATTGGCGACACTCAGTGAAGTGCATTGTACGCTTATCTCTGTGTAATTCAACTGTCGGGTCGCTTGCGAGTAATACTATGAGTGTGTACCAGATCATTGCGTTTCACAATATGTGTAGTTAGCAGGATCGGTCCAGCAGATTGTTTGCTTGGGTTTGGCGGGGTATTCGTACTGATAGACGTGTTCGCAGTGCTGATACCCTTCGTCATCAGTCCAGCAGACTTGGGCTCCGTAGCATGCGGTTGACATTGCCATCAGTGCTATCAGTATTAGGCTTTTCATATTTCTCTTTCCTGCGATATTTGGTGCGATCGCGATGCGTTTGAGTGAGGCGTGTGGTCTTGCCTTTCCTTACAGTACTCTTCGGAGGGTTTTTAGGCATTTGCTTAGCACCTCGATGTTGTGTTCGGCAGTTACAGCATTCTGTTTGTGCTCGATGACCAGGTGTTGCAGCTGGCTGATGATGTAGCGGGCTGTATCCTTCGTACCTTCGAGAGCTCGTCTGTCTGCATAGCTCTCATGGCATTGTGCTGTGTACCGTTCACGAAGTGCTTGGTGCCGTGTCACTAGGTTCTCGATCTCGAACTTCATTGTTTCGAGGTAATCCTTGCGCTTTTCGGGAGTATCGAGGTCCATTACAGCAACCCGCGCATGTACTCAAGTAAGTACACTTTCGGCGCGATGAATATGAATAGGGCGTCGACCAAGAATATGAGTATGCCGCAAGCTATGAATATGCCTGAGAGTACCCATTTGAAGAAGGTTAAGAAGAACTCTTCGTCGCTGCCGTGATGTTCGCCGTCGCCGAGATATGCGGTTACTTTACCCCAAAAGAACCAAGCTGCTCCTATGAAAACAGTGGCCAGGAATAAGTTCTTTGAGAAGTGCCACATCAGCAGTTGTTCGATAACTTCGGGCAGTTCGGCTGATAGGAAGTTGATAGCGGTGTCAGCGCCGTCGATGGTTTTGTCGATCAACGCTGCTAGTGCTTCGTTCAACGGATCAGGTGTTGTTTTCTCCTCGCTCATTTTCTAATTCCTCTATAAGTTTACGAAGGCCCACTACAAAGAGTGGACCGGGGTCACCGGACTCACCAGTGAACACAGATGCGGGGTATTTCTCCAGGAACTTCTTCGTGATCTCCACGAACTCGTTGAAGTTATACTCACGCGTCAATAATTCCTGAATATGGCGAATCTGAGCACAGCGGATGTACTCACTCCGCTCTTCTTTCCATATGACGACCTCGTCTTCTTGTAGTGGCGCATGGCCACGCAGGTTCTCCCTGCTCAGCGTGACGAGGTCTTTCCATTCTTCTGAGTAGTCGTGTTTCATCTATCTTACCAGGTGGCTGACTTGTACGGTGATCAGTTCATCGACCTCAACACCAGTGTCGCGGTCAAACTCCCAACCACCACGTGCGATGATCAGGTCGTCAGTGACTCTCTCGACAACGAGGTCCATGGGTATCGTGCCAGCGAGCATCCGATGAATGGTGTCGCCAGCCTGCACGTCACGGAAGCTCATGTGGTGTGGACTTCAGCGATACCGCGTTGGCGTGTGATGCTCTTGACGCCCATTGCGCTGTTGAAGTTCTTGTCGACCCAGGCCATGACTGCGGTCCAGTCATCTGCGACGACGTTGTATGTGTTGCCAGATAGGGCTTCGACTTTGAATAGGCGTTGGGGGGTTTTGTCTTTGCTCATGATAGTATTAGATATCCGTGGATGATGGTTGAAAGGATGAAGGCCCAGCCGATGATCTTGGCTTGGATGCCTGGCATGTTGTCGGGATCACTTATAGCCATGATGACTGCTGTGATGATGACTATGATGAATGTAAATATCTGCATTTTTGGTCTCCAGACCGTGTCACTTCCAAAGCGACACAGTACGTTGTACGAGGTACTTTGCGTCCAGGTTTCGATGAAAAGCTCGAATCCTAAATGCGAATGATTCTCAATAAGTGCTGTTTTGTGCACACTTTGAGGGGGTGCTGTGCCACTTCATGGCAGGGTGATGTTCTCACTTTGTTCTCACCCTCGCGGTGGAACGCGAGCATTATTGGGGGGGTAAGTCGTTGTAAAGTAACGAATTACTAAATATATACATTTTAGGTACAAAGTACAAAGTACTAAGTACGAAGTGCTGTGCCACTTTGCCTCCATGTTGGCCCACAGAAATTAAAAAACTGTAAATATAATTTCCGTGGCCAAACATAGGAGTAAAGTGGCACAGCTGTTAAAGGTCATCGATATCCCAAATCTCAGCCTGACCGTGGTCAAGAACTAGGACTTCCTCGGTACGACCAAGGCAATCGATATTGTAGGAATTTCCATTTTGGATAATTCCCGGAAGCGCGTCGATAGGCCGATGATTTGAATGACCAACGATCTGTGGCGTCGCAGTCGGTTCAAATTCTCTCCACCAGTCACACCAGTAGAGACCACCGACAGCATCTCGCCCCCCTCGTGCACGACCAATTTGGTCATAATCTTCTGCATCGAGATATTCCTCCAGGGTTTGGCCAGAGGCGTCAAGCAGTTTCTGCGAGACACCGGCATGAGAAATCAGCCAGTCATCGACCCAGATGTAATCAAGCAGGGGGCTCATATCAACTGTTTGGTGAAGTTGATCGGCTAACTCATAAGAGTAGCCAGAGCACTGCATGTGGCGATCTTGGTATGACCGCTCATGATTACCTTGGAGAGCCCATACACGATCGGGCTGGGCGCGTACAGCACCTAGCACTAGGTTGATTGTATGAAGCTGCTCGACCATCTTACGATCGAAGCTGTCCAGGTAGTCGCCGATGAAGACGATCTTGTGTTCAGACTTGAGGACTCTCTCCACTAGTTCGTACTGACCGTGGAGATCCCCCACCACTACTAGCTTCTTCATTTTCTTTCTCCTTCTGACGTTTGGTGTAGTTTTCATACCCAGCTTGTTGCATGAGCATGAAGAATGTGTATGCAGCTGCTAAGCCGTACCAGCCAGGGTACAGTAGCATGCCGATCATACCCATATCATATGTGATATCGACCCATCGGGGTAGATAAGTGAATGTCGCTGTTTCTTTCTTGTAGACCTCATCAACACATTTGTCACTGAATAAGGCCAGAGCCAAGATTGCGAAGAGTATTACAACAAATGTTATAATATGCTCAGCGGGTTTGTACCCCTCGAATACAGCTAGGTAGGTAGTACCAGCGAACAAGCCGTTGATGAAAGCCCATCGGGATAGTGCTTTGAACTTTTTCATATTTACTTCCTCATTTTGAGTAATTGAGTGCGTGGCCACCTTCGGCCGCTAACGGGAGGTCTTGGGCCCAAGCTGGTGGCGTGGACATGACTTCGTTGATGTATGCCGTAACTCCCGGTGCGTCTTCTGTACGACATATTGCGATGATTTCGTCGTGTGTACTGCTAACCACTCGGATTTTGCATTTCTGATCGACGGCATAGATTTGCTCAGCAATAATGACGCGGGCGAGGGCCTGGATGATGTTCTCAAGGATTATGCCTCCGTAGAGTTTCTTGCCATTGTCGTAAACCCAAGACGCTTCTTCGTCGTCCCATCGTAGGTCATTATAATGGAGGCACATGCCATTTGGGAGCTCGATAGCACCATTTCCGAAGATGAGACCGTTGAATTCGTAAGGCGTCTCACTTTTAATACGTGGTATAAGGTCATTGAGCCTATTCCACATGCTTTGAGTCTTGCTGTTTGTGTGCCGCCATTTGTTAACTGCATCTTGGGCCTCTAACTGAGTGAGATGGACAGGGGGAGTACCCATGAAGCCAAGAGCTGCATTAACACGCAACTTCCGCCAACCCATATTATAGCCAAGAGCCAGTTCAAGCATCTTGCCAAAGAACCGTTCGTGAATATGATTTTGTTTATTGCACTCGTAGCCATAGTGATTGCTAGCAGCATATAGATAAACGTCGCCACCGGCGCGAAGTATGTTGAGCTTGTTATGTTCACCACAGAACCAGGCGTTAAGCCTAAGCTCGATTTGTGCACTGTCAACAACAACAATGGAATAACCCCGAGGAGCATAGATAGAACGCCTAAGTACACCACTGTTAGGATTATGTGGGTTGAATCGCGGTAAGTTCTGGACATTTAAACCATCCGCACCTGACCATCTGCCAGTGTGCGCTCCGTAGTAGTTGAGTGGCATGGGCATTGTGCCCTTGATGCCTATTTCATAAAATGCCAAGGCGCGGGTCAGCTCAATGGTTGATTTGACCACACGCCTAGCATCCCAAACCTCCTTAAACTCAGGATGGTCAGCCTGGAGCTCACGATACTTGAGGTCGTCCTTTGCTAAGGCAAAAGTCTGTTTCTCTGTCGTTTTGCTCGTCTTCATGGGTATCTTCATACCCTGGCTTTCAATCCATGCAGCGAACTGAGGGTTGGAAGACAACACTGTCTTGGACACTGGACATATAGATAGTAGCTCGTCACGTTGATCTTCGAGGCGTTGTATTTCGCCTTCCAGTAGATCTGTATCTAACCGGAGGACTGGCTCGGCTGCCATCCTTGTGGTGAGGGACGACAGATAGCGTTCTTGTTCAGGTAGTACATCTTTTAACAGCTCGTACAGCTGCCAGGTTAGTTCTACATCTTGGATGCAGTACCGTTTGAGGATTTGGTTTTCTTCTTCCGTAAGAACTCTCTTACCTTTCGTTTGATCGAGCCCGGTAAGTTTACCTTGTGTGAGCCCGAGTATGCGTGTCGCACAATTCTCCAGAGTTTTTCGTTCTGAAGCTGGCAGAAGTACGTTAGCCACTGATTTTGTGTCGAAGTACTGACAAGGCCTATGCCCATAAATGTCGTTGAGGATGAATCCATCAAAGTTGAGGTTATGACCCACGAGGATGGAGGTACTCCATGAAATGCTAGACAGCGCATCGCGTATTGCCTCTTCACCGTAAGTATATCGGGTAGGTTGGCTGCCTTGTTTGATTCCAACACCCTGCACCTTGAATCTAGCGTCTCGTATATAGATTGCGGTCTTGATCTTTCGGAGTGAGTAGTCTTTGTCATAGTATGTTTCAAAGTCCAGAGTTACTGGTTGTAATTGCATTTAGTCTGCCCAAATATAGTGAATCTGATAGTTATCCCCCTCGGGTTGTTTCTCATTGTTGAACTTCCAGTCATGTACGAAACAGGATGCTGCTGATACGCAATCTAGGTTGGTGTACTCACTGTTATTATACACGAGCCTGGCAGGTATTAAACCAGTACTGTGGTCGCCGTCATCGTCATACTTGACACCAAACTTCTCATCGCCAAGCAAACGCCAGTCAGCAACTATTTTTTGACGGATACTCACACTGCACCACCACTGCAAGTTCCAATTGCAATACAGAATGTCCATATGGCTACCCACCCCACTGACTCTTGGAGCTTCTGGATTCCCCGGGCTATACGTTCGAGTTCCCGGGCTTTGGTAGCTTCGGCTGCGATTTGTTGGGGGTCCATGGGTGCCTCCTGAGCAAAAAAAATGACGCTACCAGTGAAGGTAGCGCCGAAGTGAGGCTAGTGGTAGCCCCAGGCAGAGTAACAACGGTCTTTCTCCTCGTCTTCAGGAGAGCGATATACACCGTCTGCACCGTTAGTAGCAGGATCGAAGGTCTCGAATTTGTGATCTCCGAGTGCGTTCAGCAGTTCAGAGGCTTCAGCCTCATCTGTGGTGCTGATGGTATGCCCTGATGGGCCGATGAATTCATAGATCATGTGATCTCCAATGTATTATGGAAATGATGGGGAGCACCTTACGATGCTCCCCGTTGTCCTAGTCTTCCTCGTTAATGGGGAAAACCTGTGACTCGATGACCGAAAGCTCCTCATGAGCTTCAAGTATCAGTTTAACCTGACCAGCCTCCTTGGCACGTACGGCGTCGTAGAAAGCACCGTATTGGTTAGTTGTGGCTCCTGGATCTCCAAGTGCCCATACCATCGGACGAAGGACGTCCTTGAGGACAAGAATGTCTCCCGGGCTGACTTTGGCCATTTCGGAAGCGGGGCAATCGATCATGCCAATTACCGCCTTTTCCATGTCGGCTTGGTTCAGCCAGTCGGTCTTGTAGCTGACAAATGTCTCAGCGATGACCTTTTTAACGCCAGCATCATCAGTAGCCGCAGTAAGGGCTGCGAGTGCTTCGGAATCTGAACGGTTGGTAACTCCGTTGCAGAGGCGTTTGCAGGCATTCATGATTGACTCCTGCATGTAGGTGGGTGAGCTCGGAACGAACTCGTAATCCAGAGCCAGTGAGATCAGAGCGAGTGCAATTGCTCCGCCATCACGTTCATCTCGTTCGTACTTCGGTGCTGACAGTACAGATGACTCTGAGGCCTGCGTCATCCAGCCGCCCTCGGACTGTGTGAGTTCACCAGCGGCAGCACGTCGGTTAGCGAAGAAGGCTTCACCTTGATCGTTACGCGCTTTCCAGGCTGCTGCGTTGATACCTGCACGGAACAGCTGGAAGCTGAGGCTGCGTTTGGCCAACGGTGAGTCGTGGAAGATGGGGTGGATGAGGTCGTCACCAAGCTGTGTGAAGTGAACTTCGGCAGGCATGTGAGCGTTTACGTTGGTATTGTCGTTCATGGGATTCTCCATTGTTGAACGTTAAGTATCAATCCGAAGGATCGATTTCATGGGTAAAACCAGTGGACGAGCCTGCGAGGCCTGTCCACCGGTAGTTCAGTCATTTTGGTCCTTCGATGACTTCTTGCAGTTGATTGTAAGCAGAGACTAGCTCTTCGATATCTACTACTGTGCCCTGCTGGTCTAGCTCGATATTGATGCTTTGCGGGGTGTAGATGTGGATGCCATGACAACCGTTGTCGACGGTAGTGCCATGTACCCCGATAGTGATGTCAGGGTATGTATCTTTGCTGAGAGTGTACGGTACGCTAACAGATTTCATGTTAACTCCTTAGTCAGTGAGAATGAGGTAGTACCACATCATGTGCTATGAAACTGTAAGACACACAATATGTTGTGGTATGGGCTAGGGCCTGGTACAGCATGCAATTAGTACGCTATAGCAGCGCCCAAGAGCACGCCTACTGGGTACGCCGAGACGATGATCCATAGTACGATGAACGTGGTACTGCGTACGTAGTGTATAGTGCTATGTGACATGGTATTACTCCTGTTGTGGGTGAGTTCATGATATATACCAGTTGCTGAGCTTGCGAGGCACTGCGCACGTGGCACTGTGTACATCGTGTGTAGAGGAACGTTTGGGGCCCCATATTGGCGTTGTACTTTGAACTTGGTACGGTGTACATCGGAATCGGTGCGGAGTCGGAAATCTGGGACAGGGGTATGTGGAATATGGACGACCAGAACGCATATTTCGCACGAAAAAAATTTTTTGGATATTTTTGGGTATTTTTTTGGGTATCGCTTGACATATGTATAGGAAATCCCTATATTGTATGCATGACTTAGATAACTAGACAGAAAAACCCGTTTCTTCGAGTGAAATTGAAAGACCTCGCCCATGAGGCTCGAATGATTCGAATAGAAGAGACCAGGGCTAATAAAAGTCACAACTACCAGCTCCAAAACGAATTACATGCACACAGGGTCGGACCTTTGCGTTCCCACACCCGTGAGACCTTGCTCTCCTACATGTACTTGCGTGGTTACCCCTACGATGCCGTGGAGGTCACTGGTAGTAAGGAGATATCACCCACAGGAAAGAAAAACATCCGCCGCATGTGCAAAAAGTACGGCGGAGTAGAAATGACGCTCGATGAATGGATTTCGGGTAATCGATTAAGGCGGGGTAGCTCAGGAGCACAGAGCGCCATTAACTTGGAGGTCGTAAGTTCAACTCTTACCCCCGCCACCAAATTTGCCTCGTTAGCTCAGTCTGGTTAGAGCGCCGCGCACTAAACGCGGATGTCGGAGGTTCGAATCCTTCACGAGGCACCAATTTTATACCCGATCGGGTATATTCTCACTTTATACCCTTGCGGGTATACGCCAAATGTGTCATATAACGGTCATAAAGCGGCTTAATGCGCCATATATGAGACATAGCACCTTGCACTTCGTACCAAGTACGTCGTACTATGGCAGTCCCACAGCCCTACCAAGCATAATGCGAAGATGACAAAACAATTGGTAGTAAAAAAAGACGTTGAAACAATGCTCGCCGATTTAACGGACATGCAACGTGGATACGCAGAAGCCCGGTTACACGGCCTTTCTCCACTTGACGCGGCTAAGGCAGCAGGATTCAGTCACCCATCAATACAATGTCACGCATACGAGAAACACCCGAAGATCTCTCCGATTATCAGTATGGCTACTTCAGCCAGCTTGGAACGCTACCAGCTCTCCAGAGACGATGTAGTGAGTGGTTTCATGGACGCTGTGAGCGCGGCGGGGTCGAGTACCGAACTTACAGCAGCCTGGCGAGAAATTGGGAAGATGTTAGGTCACTACGCTCCGGAGCAACACGAGCACCGAGTCGCAGTCGAGAATATGACTTTGAACAAGCTGGAGACGATGTCGGACAGGGACTTGGCGGAGCTCGCAGAAATGGACGAATTTACTTTACCGAGGGATCACGAGTTAGTAGCGAAGTACGAGGTACTTGAGGAATGACACTACAGGAAATAGCGCTGGTCCTAGCCATATCCACACCCGTGGCGGCTGGTATGGGCACAGGAGCGAAATTGTACGGAGACGCGAACTGGTGGGTCAGCGCAGCTGATTACAACACCACGGAGCTGGAGAAAGTACAGAATGAGAAGTCGCTGTTGGAATTTGACAAGCAGAATGGTACGCTTACACCACGTGGGGCGCTTGAGCTCCAGCAATTGAAAGATCGGGAGAAACGGTTACTTTTGAAGTTGCAATGAGTGATGCGTATATAAAGAAGTATGAGAAAAACCATTCTGCCCTCAGGCGAGCGCCTGTTGACGAACTACCGAACAACTGCGGACCAAAGTCGCGTAAGCGGGCTAAGCCTTATAAGATCGAGTCGCGTTGGACGTTATTTGACTTCGACCGTGATTGGTCTACCCATAATCGCTATCGAACTGCTAAAGCCAGAGACCAAGCCCTCCGCAAGCTGCGACGTGACGAAGTACTGCGTACCGAGTGGATTAAACAACAGACAGGCAGGACTAGGCGCTCCTGCGTCGAATATCGATGACTGATGCTCTCGTTTGCAAAACTTGTGGGTTTACCAGCACGCAGATCAACAAATTTGGTTACGCGAAAGATATCTGCTCTACATGTAAATCTAAAGCAGATTCTCTGGCACTTAAAAGTAACGCAGCCAAGCGTCGTAGCGACGTCGATAAGGCAAGCGCACGAAAGGCAGCTAGGAAACTTGCAGCTTCCCAAAAGCGCAAAGCTGCCGTTACAAAACGTAAGGCTGAAAAGCAGAAAGCAAAAGACGCTGTTAAGGTTGAGCGCGCCGCCGTACGCCAGGTTACCGCCTCTAATGCGAGAATTAACATCGCGAAAAGAGAGCTGGCGATCAGACACCTGTCTCGACAGCATATGCTTCCATTCGTACTACGCATGGAGCCCGATGACTATCTTCCGGGGTGGGTGCATAAAGATATATGTCAACGGCTGGAGCAGTTTGAGAAAGATATCCTTGCAAAGAAGTCTCCACGACTTATGTTGCAGATGCCACCTCGGCATGGGAAATCTCAGCTCGCGTCTGTAAACTTCCCCGCATGGTACCTCGGACGGAACCCTAAACACGAAATTATAAGTGCGACGTACGCAGGATCGCTTGCGAAGGACTTCTCCAAAAAAGTAAGGGGGTTGATGCGTGAACCACGATTCAAACAAGTATTCCCAAAATGCAACCTTAACAAAGACTCTCAGAACATCGACGGATGGAACACGACCGTCGGAGGCAGCTATGTACCTGCGGGCGTTGATGGTGGCATCACTGGTAAGGGAGCCCATTGTCTTATCATCGATGACCCTGTCAAAAACGCTGAGGAGGCCGAGTCGGCAACCCAGCGTGCGAGCGTACAGAGCTGGTATAGCTCGACGGCGTATACACGGCTTGCCCCTGGTGGAGGCGTCCTCATTATCCAAACTCGCTGGCATGACGACGACCTGAGTGGCTGGCTTGAAAACAAGATGCACGCTGGAGACGGGGAAAACTGGGAAATCGTCCGGTACCCTGCAATCGCGCTTAAAAATGAGCGTTATCGTAACAAGGGTGAAGCGCTTCACCCGGAGCGCTACGACGCAAACGCCCTTACAAGAATTGAAAGAGCTGTTGGACCTAGAGTGTGGGACGCTCTCTACCAGCAGCACCCAGTCGCAGAAGACGGAACCTACTTCACCAAAGACATGATGCACTACTATACGGGCAGCCCACCGGCCCGTATGCATTACTATGCTGCATGGGACTTTGCCATTGGTAAACTCGATCGAAACGATTATACTGTAGGCATCACCGTAGGCGTGGATATGGAAGACAACATATGGGTTGTCGACTGTCGGCGCGGAAGGTGGGATGCGTTTGAGATTGCTGAACAAGTAGTCGATATGCACAAAGAATACGACGCTCATGTGACCGGGATAGAACGCGGTCAGTTGAGTATGGCTATTGGGCCATACCTGGATAAGAGGATATCGGAAGAGAAGGCGTACAGCTTGGCTCTGAAAGATCTCCCACCAGGGAAAAGAGATAAGGAATCCCGCGCCCGCGTAATACAGGGCCGGATGAGACAGGGCAAGGTGTTCTTTCCGAAGAACGCGCTCTGGATGACAGAAATGAAAGAGGAAATGATGAAGTTTCCTCTAGGCCAGCACGACGACATGGTTGACGCGCTGGCATACATAGGCTTACTCTTGCAAGATATGTCGCCACCACCGGAGTTGAAAGACCCAGACCCTTGGCAAAAGGGATGGAGGAAGCGCATGAAAACACAACTGACCGTACCACGTGCAGGGATAGCGCACGGCGGCTCATTTATGAGACGATAATGAAAGTTAAAAGCGTAACACTTGAAACAGACAAAGGTGACGAGGTCACCATGAGCTTCGACGAGGTTGAAGACTTCATGAAGGCCATGCGCAGGCTGAAGAAGTCCTGTGCTGAACCGAAGCCTGAACGTGACGAACCAACTGAGCTGCAACAGCTCCAGGTAGAAATCCTTAGACTACAGGCTGAGGAAGCTCGTCGGCAAATGCAGCCACAGCAAATTCCGCAGTGGCCGCAACAACCAATCATCACGTACGGCCCGACCACTGTCGACACTGTTGGCCAGCTTATTGGCACCACAGTCGTTCAGAATGATATGGGTATGCTTGTAGGGAGCCAATCCGCTTGAGCCTAGAACAGCGCAGAGGCAAGTTTAAAATGCATTCGGACGTTGTGTTTAGCAACGACCCGATGGTTGACGCGTTCTTCCGTCAGATACGGATTTACGATGCCAACAAGAAAGACGACGTCGTCCACTACAAAGGAGTGTCCCTGGTTTTCGAAGAGATCCTGGACGATGTGGTGGAGCCGTCGTATGACCTATACGTAGAATCTGGCATGCTGTATGCCGAGCGTAACGACTTTCAGGAAAAATAATGTCAGTAGAAGCTACAGGGATGGCCGACAAAGCGGCCAAAGATAACTGGAACGCATACCAGCGCTCCAAGGACGCAGGCCACGATACCTACGTATCTATGGCTAAGAAGTGCGACCGCTTCTACCAAGGTGGTGGGCAGCAGTGGGAACTGGAAGACAGATCCTTTCTTGAAGCCCTAGGCAAACCGGTCCTCGAAATTAACCTGATCCTCAGCACCGTTAACGCGCTGTTGGGCGAACAATCATCTCAGCGAGTAGACATTGTATACAAGCCGAAAAAGAAAGCCGCCGATGAGACAGCCGAGGCCATGTCAGCCGTCGCGCTGGCGATACAAGATGACAACAGATTCGACTGGGTCGAGTCCCAAATCTTTGCCGACGGTATTATTCAAGACCGTGGATTCTACGATGTTAGGATTGACTTCGCGAAAGATATCACCGGAGAAGTTCGCATCACCGCAGAAGACCCGATCAACATTATGCTCGATCCGGATGCGAAGGAGTACGACCCTTCGACCTGGAACGAAGTTATAAAGACCAAGTGGATGACGCTTGATCAAGTAGAGGAGCAGTATGGTGCAGATAAGCGAAAGAAAGTCGAAGCGTTCGTCAACACATCAAACACCTTTGGGTCCGATTCAATCACCCTTGAGGAAGAGACCTTTGGCGAAAGCGACCAATGGTTCGGCGAATGGCAACAAAACGACGATTCGCGAGACGTCCGCAGAGTCCGAATCATTGAGAGACAGTTTAAGAAACTTGGCACTCAACGGGTTTGGATCGACAACGAAACCGGCGACATCTCGGAGATCCCAGAAATGGTTACAGATCTCAGAGCAGACAACATCGCCGAAGAACAAAATCTTAGTGTTTCTACCCGTCGGAAAAGACGTATCCGATGGACTGTATCATGTGACGGGGTTACTCTCCTTGACGAGTGGTCGATCTATCGTAGTTTTACCATCGTACCATACTTCCCGTACTGGCGCAGAGGGAAGCCGTTTGGTGTGGTGCGAAATCTACTCTCTCCCCAAGAGCAGCTCAACAAAATAGAGAGCCAAGAATTACACATTGTAAACACCACCAGCAACAGCGGCTACACGCTGGAAGCTGGCACACTCGTCAACATGACGGAGGAAGATCTTGAAGCAAGAGGAGCAGAAACAGGACTCGTACTGGTCCACCAGAAGGGATCTCAGCCGCCTCAAAAGATTAAACCGAATCCTGTGCCTACGGGAATTGACCGCATGTCTGCTAAATCGGCGAGTGCCATCCGCGAGATTTCAGGGGTACGGGCTGAAATGCTCGGGGAAACCAACCCTGAGGTAAGCGGCGTAGCAATGCGCGAGGGCCGCAAAGGCGGTCTGGTGCAGATGCAAGTACCGTTTGACAATCTGGCTCGTACTAGGCACTTAGTCGCCGAGCGCATGATGGAATTGATCCAGGACTTCTATACTGAGACCCGCGTATTCAGAGTGGTTGATTATGAAGATCCTGAAATGGGAGAGAAGGAAGTTGAAATAAACGCCCCTCAACAGGACGGCAGCTTCTTGAACGACGTAACGCTGGGCGAATATAGCATTACTATTAGCACGCAACCTGCTCGCGACTCTATGGAAGAGTCGCAGTTTGCTGAGGCGCTTAACCTCCGCGATGTAGGCGTAGAGATTCCTGATGACATCGTCATCGAGAACAGCCACCTGCAACGCAAGCATGCGATCGCCAAACGCGTACGAGAGAACCAAGGTCAAGGTGAACTCACTGAACAGCAAATTCAGCTGCAAGAAATGCAGATGCAGATGCAAATTAAGAACAACCAGTTGACCCTGGCGGAACTTGAGGCTAAAATCGCTAAACTGCAAGCCGAGGCTGCTCTTACAATGGAGAAAGCCCGTGCGGAAGGTCGCAGTGCAGAAGAGTTTCAGATGGAATACCAGCTTAAACTTGCTGGGCTTAAAGGACAGCTGGCTCAGAAAGCAGCGGACTTGCAGACCAGCTTGGAGTTGGCGGGGATTCATACTACCGCTGACTTGCAGAAGACCATGTTTCAATCAATGAGCCAGCGGACTACCGCTGAGCTTGCTAACCGGACCACAGTAGAAGTAGCTGGTCTGAACGCAAAGGCTAAAGCGCTGCCTTCACCGAAAGCGAAGACTTAATGACGAGGCCCATAAATGGCAAAGAAAGGCGCGCTAGACGCAGCACCGGAAGATGACAAGGAAGACATCGGTGAAGACACTATATTCGCAGGAGCGGACGAACACGAACACGAAGAAGCGGATGAAACCGTAGATCGTGGTGACGACCCAACAGCGGAGCAGATAGCCGACGCCGAAGCCGACGACGAAGAGGATGAAGTCAAAGAACCTCCCGCGAAAGCAAAGAAAGAAGCTGAAGCCGAGGACGATGACGCCGACGAAGAAACCGAGCAAAAAGCGGCAGATGAAGAATCTGATGAGGATGATGAGGAAGAAGTGGGCGACGAGCAAGTGTCGAACTACGTCTCCAAAGATCGATTCAACGCCGTCAACGAGCGAATGAAGCTGGCCGAAGAGCAACTGCACGCCAAAGAACGCGAACTCGCCGAGGAAGAGCCCGAAGACACCACTCCGAAATTCGACTTCGATTCGAAAGAAGTTGAGTACATGGAACTCGTCACAGATGGCGAATTCGAGAAAGCCAAGACAATCCGCCAGGAAATTCGTGCAGCTGAGAAAGCTGAGTACGAAGCAGACGCGGCTCAGTCGGCCAACAACACCACGGCCCGTGTCAACGAGCAGATCACCTTTAACAACAAGATCCAAGAACTGAACGAAGAGTATGACACCTTCAACCCTAACCACGAAGCGTATGACCAGGTATTGGTCGACGAAGCTGTGGATCGGCGCGATTTGTTTGTTGCTCGCGGCCTGTCCTTGGCAGACGCACTCGACAAAGCCGCTCGCGAAGTCGCAAAACTTTACGACCTCGAAAGCAACTTCGAGAAAGCCGCCGACGACGAAATCGCCAGACTTGCGGCCGAGGAGAAATCTGCCGCACCGGCGAAAAAGAAAGTCGATGTCAAAAAGAAAGTAGACCAGGCAGGTAAACAGCCTCCTACTATGGACGAGGGCAGCGCTCAAGAAGAGCAGAAGTCCGCTGCTAGCATGACCGACGCAGAGTTCGAGGCTCTACCGGAGAGCACCAAAGCGCGCATGCGCGGCGACATAGTCTAACTCAAGCCCGAGTCGGAGGGGTAAAGATATCCGGCGCAAGTACTAAGGGGGCTAAAACAGCCCCCTTTTTTATTGCTGATAATTTGCTCACATTCGTGTGCATTGGAACGTACACGGTAATAAATTCAATTCCCGCATAATGGCAGCGAAAGCCCTAATTAAACTTTTCTTTTAACTAGGAGTATACGAAAAATGGCTACAACCAATTTTTCGCTGCTGACCGATGAACAAAAGACCGTGTGGTCTCGCGACATTTGGAAGGCGGCTCGTAACTACTCGTTCATGAACAACTTTACTGGTTCTGGCCCCAACGCCATGATCCAGCGCATTACTGAGTTGACCAAGACCGAGAAAGGTGACCGTGCGGTCATCACCCTTGTTGCCGATCTGGAATCAGATGGTATCGCAGGGGACAACCAGTTGGAAGGCAACGAAGAAGCGATCAAAGCTTACGACGAGGTCATCACCATTGACCAACTGCGTAACGCGAACCGGTCCAAAGGTCGTATGTCTGATCAACGTTCAATCGTGAAATTTCGCGAAAACTCCCGTGACGTACTGGCTTACTGGCTAGCTGACCGTCTTGACCAAATGGCTTTCCTGACTCTGTCTGGTGTTGCCTACTCGATCAAGAATACCGGTGGTGCTGCTCGTCCTGCTGGTTCACAGCTTCAAAACCTGGCTTTTGCTGCTGACGTTACTGCCCCGAGCACTAACCGCCACTTTCAGTGGGACAAAGGTACCGATTCATTGGTAGCTCCTTCTCCAGGCGACTTGGCAGCTGGCGCAATCGGAACCGGTGACTACGCATCCTACGCGATGCTTGTCGAAGCCAAAGCTCTGGCCAAGACTAGCTACATCCGTGGTATCCGTGGACCTGGTGGAGACGAAATGTACCACGTTTTCATGAGCCCCCAAGGCCTTGCCAAGCTGAAGCTTGACACTGACTTCCTGGCGAACGTTCGTAACGCTGGAGCTCGCTCCAAGAGTAACGTCCTGTTCAGTGGATCTATCCCGACCATCGACGGTCTGGTTGTCCATGAGTACCGCCACGTTTATACCCCCGACAGTGCCACTGCTTTCGCAGTTGACGCTCAACGGTGTATCTTCGCCGGTGCACAGGCAATGGGTATTGCTGATTTAGGCATGCCTTACTGGGATGAGATTGACAAAGACTACAAAAACCAACAAGGTATTGCCGTTGGTAAGATTTGTGGCCTTTTGAAGCCTCAGTTCATTTCACACGTATCCGCGACCACTGAAGACTTCGGTCTGATGGTCATCGATACAGCAATCTAAGGGAGATACGACAATGGCTATTACAAACAGCTCTTCACGACAGTATCCTCTTGTCGCTCGGGTAACTTTTATCGAGACTGACCTACCGGCCGCAGCTACTGCTTACGCCGCAATTGACGTTCCTGCGAACTCGATTGTAACTGGTGGTTACTTCGAACTTGGCACCCTGTTTGACGGCGGCGCAGACAACACCATCACCATCTCCGGTGGCGGGTGTTCAACTGCCGCAATCGATGTCGACGCAACTGGCGGTTCAACCGGCCTGACTGCCCTCACCCTTACCGGTGTGGTCAATGCAGCTGGCGATACCGTTGACGTAACCCTGGGAGGCACCATCGCTGGTACCGCTGGTGTTGCTTCACTGGTTGTCGAGTACATCGTAGTCGATCGCGACAACGAAAACCAAGACAACTAATCGTCTTGCATTGCACGCTAGGCCCCTATACTGTAAAGTATGGGGGCCTATTTTTATTAACCGGAGAAAACCTTAAATGGCATACACAAAATACGTTTCAATTCTCGAACGAAGAGTCGCCACTGTTAAGGGAGTAACACTCTGCTTCAAACCGATGATCCCCCTGGAAGTTCACCCAGATATTGAAGAAGATGTAATCGCGGCAGGAATAGTCCGCGAAGATTTGTTTAACGCCGCTATGAGCGGTCATGCAGCAACCCAGGAAGAGTTGGTCGCAGCAACCTCGATCCAGCACCAACAAGATCAAGTCGTTCCGGAACCGGAACCAATTGTCATACCTGACGAAGACAACTTCGACAGCATTATGGCAGAGATGGAGGAGAACAAAGCGGAAGAGCACCAAAGGGCAGAAGCGAAAGCTCTGATGGAAGCTGAAGAAGCCAAAGAAAAAAGCCCCGCCTTCGATAAGGCAGTATTTGAAACAGCAGTGCGGGAAATCATCGCAATGAACGATCCTGCAAACTTAACACCCAAGGGAGCACCGAAGGCTGTTGTAGTGTCTAAACTCGTAGGTTTCGAGGTTAAGGCAATACAGATTCAGAACTTCCTCAAAACACTGGAATAGTAAATGCTTGGCAGCGTAGTTATCGATAGGGCCCAAAGGATACTCAATGACACCACCGCCGTTAGGTGGCTAGCTGCCGACCTCCTTGATTGGCTAAACGAAGGGCAACTCGCCGCCGTGCGTATTGCCCCCGAAGCCCATACAGTCACCGCAAACATGATACTCGCTGTAGGTGTAAGGCAGAACCTTACAGCTATGGCTGTTATCGCAACCACTGAGGTACCCCTACGGCTCATCGAAGTCACCCGTAATGTGACCGACGCCACTGGGCTCCCAGCACTTCGTGCGATCCGCTTGGTAAATCGTAGGGCGCTAGATCAGGCTAACCCTGACTGGCCCACCGATACCACCAACGCACAGGTCGAGAACTACATGTTCGACTCGCGCAACCCCAAAGAATTTATGGTCTACCCTCCGCAACCAGCGGCAGGGTTTGGCTTCGTCGAAGTCGTGTATTCAGCAGAACCTGCGGCCCTCGCCCTCGATTCTGACCCAATCGTCCTCGACGACTCGTACGCACCCGCACTGGTAGATTATATTGTGTACCGCGCACTTAGTACTGACGCTGAGTACGGCACAAATCCTGCCCAAGTCGCGCAGCACTTCAACCAGTTCATGGGTGCCCTTACACAAAAGAGTGGGATTGACGCTGCTGTCGAACCTGCTCCCGCTACCACACCGAGTGAATAATGCCTAATACCCTTGGATATTACTACCCACGGCTGAGGCTCAGCGCTGCGCAAGCGCCCGAGATGTTGCTCGGCGACTCAGTACTTCGTGCGATGGCCACAATAGCTCGCGAGACAGGTGCTTTGCGACAAGACATAACGCCCATAGCATTCGTCGATGGGACAGCGACATACGCAGTTGCGATCGATGGCTTCAAAGTCATCGACTACACAAACGTATGGTTCATTGAGGATAGCACCAATACCTCAAAGACAGACGACGACGCCTTCCCGCTGGAACGCACTTCGCACAACGATATGCACGTCAAACTGCAAGATGACGATATCAGCCAGCGCCCTGAAGTATGGTCGCACAGCGTAGGGGCAGCGGGCTCAATCTCAGTGTACCCGTTCAACATCAACCCTGCCTTGGCCAATGCACAGCTTCAAGCCACCGCAGAGGTGGTTCCTATCCGCTTGGCAGCACAGAATTACAACATGGACGCTGACACAGCGCACTGGGGCTCGAACTCGTTCTACGAAATCAACGAAGAGTTGATCTTCACCCTTGCACTGGCGTATCTGATGGAGTACCCGAATAAAGGGTGGTCGAACCGTACGTACGCCATGGAGCTCAAACGCCAAGCCAGTTTCGCCATAGGAGAGCAGAAGTCGCTTGCAAATGACGACATGCGTTCCGGATATCCAAGGGCCGTGAAATATGGCGGCTATTAGGCTCAACTCGTTTCGGGGCAAACGACCTTACGTAATCTCTGAACATCTGCTTGGATTGAGCGATGCTTCGGACTGCACCGACGTTACATTTGAATCAGGACTACTGAAAGGTATCGACGACGATATCGTCACGGTAGCAGCTGATGCTGGCATCGCCAACAGTGAGACCCTGTATCAGTACTACAACGGCACCTGGTATTCGTTCGACGACGACACTGACATTGTCACAGCGACGAAGTCAGCCAGCGACGAAACCATCATGTACACCGACGGTATCAACGAACCTCGCTTTACGAATGGCGCATTGATCGGTGGCGGTACTGGAATCAGCGCGTACCGCACCTTGGGCATAACCGCACCGACCGTAGCACCCACAATCGCCGCGAACGGCACAGCGGATGCTGACCCTGTATACGACACACGTTCGTACGTATACACGTGGTTGGACAGTGTGTCAGGCCATGAGTCTGCCCCCAGCCCTACATCGAACATCCTGACTATAGACGTCGTAGGCCAGACTGTGGATGTCACAGTTTCGACTACCGCGCCCGTGGACGGCACATACAACATTGATAAGAAGCGCATCTACCGTACAGTAACAGGTACAGCTACCACCGCGTTTCAGTTCGTGGCCGAGATAACCCTCGCTGCGTCTAACCCATACAACGATTCGTTTGCTTCGCTTGAACTCGGCGAAGAGATCACTACTCAGGACTACGAGCGCCCACCGCTCCTTATGAAAGGTATTACTGCTCATCCAGCAGGTTTCTTCGTAGGATTCGAGGAAAACACCATGTGCTTCTCAGAGCCCGGGTTTTTCTACGCGTGGCCACTGAAATACAGATTTGAGTTGGAGTTTCCTATTGTTGGCATCGCAACCATTGGTGGCTACATAGCTGTCATGACAGAAGGTGTACCGTACCTGATCTCAGGCACATCGCCGTATAACATGGTGCCTCGGAAGATGGACGCGTACTACCCGTGTGTATCGAAGCGTTCTATCGTTGAGATGGGCGGTTACTGCGTATACGCAGCGGAAGATGCGCTCGTGCAGATATCTCCACAAGGCGCAGTACCAATCTCCAAAGGACTAATGTCTCGCGAGCAATGGCAGGACGCAACACCGTCGGGCATCTTCGGTACTCGCTGGCGCAACCTGTATTTGGCCGTGTACCCAACGTATATGGATATTTGGGCACCGACGAATCCAGAAGTGGGGCTTACCACTATAACCGTTGTGTACAAATCAACATTCACAAAAGCATCCTCTGGTGATACGTTTTTCGTCAACTCGTCCAATGAAATCATAAATTTCGCCGAGAACACAACTTCTTCGACTACGTGGGAGTGGGTGAGCAAGCCCATCATGTTCGGCAAACCTATCAACTTCGCGTGCATGCGCACTATAGGAGCCTTTGGTGGCACAGTGACTATCGCTCAAGATGAGACTGCGCAGTCCACTACTGGCGATTCGTACTCGTATACCACGCCAAATAACGCGCTCGTTAACAACACACCGATTCGACTACCGTCTGGAATTAAGTACAAAGGCGTTCGAATAACAATCAATGGCGGAGCAGGCGACGAAGTACAGGAACTACACTTCGCCACGTCCATAGGAGAATTGCCAGGGACAGCAGGCGACGGGGAGAAATAAACAATGGTCCAGGCAATCACGACCATCAGCGGAATCCCTGCGATTCCCGCAATCCAGATCCAGGACAAGAACCTTCAGGGCATGCTCGACGCTCTCAAAGAGTCCGTCGAAGTTCTGACTGGTGCTCGCGGCGATCCTAACTCACGCGCACTGACCTATGGAGAAGCGACCGAAAACGGTCTGACTGACTTGTTCGTGACGAACAGAGTGGTGGAGACGGCCCAAGGGTCGCAACAATCCGTCACGCTCACAGGCGATATCACAGGCATAGGAATCTTTAGTGAGACCGGTACCGTCACAGTTCCTACCATTATCGCCCTCCCGAATGTGGTTTGCATCGACGGCGGCACTGCGTCAGAAACATACCCAGGCGCAGTAACTGGCCCGTATGGCGTAGCTGTTGCGGCTGAAACACCCGTCGCCCCCACAGGGGAGTACTGCCCCGGCCACACGTATACATACCTCTCGCCGACGACATGGAGAGTAACAGGCGTCGATGCGACGAAACTATTCCGCGTTGGCAGGCGGTTACACTTTATTGAAGGCGACAACGACTACTACGGGACTATCACCGTATCCGTGTATTCAGCCTCCAACACCAACCTCACCATGTCTATGGACACCGGTAGTCTCACCGCTAGCGTCACAGAAGTTTGTATGACTACCGGAGCCACGGGTATCTGGGACGCTATTGTCGCCGACCCGTTCTCAGGCGGTCGGATCAACAGTATTGCCACCGGTCAGATCGGGGCTACCCAATGGTGGGTAATAGTCGGAAACACAGGGAAGCTCGCTACGTCTACTGATGCAGGTCTCACTTGGACTCTCCGTACACTGACAACCACTGAACACCTGAACACAATCGCGTATGATCACACCAACGAAGAGTTTTGGGTTGGCGGCGACGCAGGCGTAATCGTCGATAGCGCCGACGGCACTACGTGGAGCGAGGACACTACATCGATCCCAGGATTAGGCGGCACCGGCAACCACAATGTCGTCGGTATAATTTGGAACTCCACCAACGCCGCTGTAGAAATATACTACAAAGATACCGTCTCCAACTACAGGTCTGCGGCGACTACTGATGGCGGCACAACTTGGACAGATTATGCTACGCTCGGGCAATTCAGTTTCAACGATTGCTTGGAACCCGCCCGCGCATCCGCAGGCAATACAACAGGAGCTGGTAAATACACCACCACCTTAAACAATACTAGTGTATACGTCGCCTCCAGCCACACCGATACAAGCTGGTCCATTTCTTACGGCGCAGGCACAGGCAATATAGTCAGTGCCATGGCAATATTCCACGATGGCACAGGCCAATCTGTTGTTTTAGGTGCCTTCAACGGTAATATAACAGGGTCGGCGATTTGGACTGGCGACCAAACTGATGGTCTTTTCACTGACCCAATCAACCACTTCGCGTGGTCCGACACCCACCAGCGTTTGGTATGCGTGGGCGACAACGGGACAATAGGTTACCAAGATCTAGGCGATAAGGAAAACAGCAACGCATGGACGTCCGTAACTGGCGGCTTCTCGCCCATCGCCGAGATAACTAGCGTAGAGTGGAATACTGCCGACGGTATTTTCGTAGCAGTAGCCGCCGACGGGGCTATATGCCGCAGTTCTACTGGTATCGGCCCCACCGTCGATGCCGTCACCCACGACGGGTTCACACTGATTGCATCGGACCCATTCAGCGGCGGGCAAATTAACAGGATCATATCAGGCGTTATCGCCGGTACAGTCTGGTGGGTTGCCATCGGCGACAACGGTAAGCTCTACACCTCCACTGACAAAGGTGTTACCTGGACTGTACGGACTACCAGTACAACCGCCAACCTGCTTTCGATTGGTTACAACTCCACCGACGAACAGTTCGTCGTAGGCGCAGTAGGCGGTGAGTTCTTGGATAGTACCAACGGCACTACGTGGACACGGGACAACACAACTATCGCAGCGCTTGGCCACTCCGGTGTGGACGACGTGTGGGGTATCGTGTGGTCCCCGACCGATGCTCTGTGGCACTGGATAATTCACTCCAATCCTGGGACAGCTATGCGGACGTACACCACCACCAACGCGGTGACTACTTTCACGTCCCGCGACATCGGCATCGTTTTCCATGCTGGCGGAAGTAGCAAACTCCAAGCCACAGGCAACGTAATTGCTTGGACCTCCACCGAAGACACGCAGTACCACATCGGTGCGACGGACACTACAGACTCAGTCTATGCTTCCTTCGCCGACGCCTCAGATATGATGGGCCACGGGTTCGCCGCTGGCACCGGCTCATTCACACACGACTACATCGTCGGTAAGGCTGACGGCAACACATACCGCATGGGTTCTACAACCGGCGGGGCAACCACCCGCCACAGCGCGAAGCCTCACTCAGATACTTGGCGCGGTTTTGATAGCAGCACCATAGGAACCAAAAGATGGATAGGCGTAGGCGACAACGGCCAAATGTGGACAGTTGAAACAGCTTTTTTCGAAAGCGGTAAGTGGGAAGAAATCATCGACCCTTTCACTGCGCACATACGTGATGTACACTATAACGCTACGGATGCCTACTGGATTGCAGTCGGCAGTAACGGGCAAATCGCCAGAAGCCCAGACGGGATAAGCTAGTGGCACAGCACATAGTACAACTACAGATGCGTCGAGATACGGCGGCTAACTGGACCACTGCCGACACTGTATTACTCGCCAGTGAGATAGGGTTCGAGACTGACACCGGTTGGCATAAGATCGGTGACGGTTCTACCGCGTGGACGTCGCTTCCCTATTACCACGGAGCGCCGTGGCTACAGGGCGTGGATGCAGGCACCCCCACATCAACTTACCCCGGTGAGCCGACCGACCCATACTTCGGCGTCATGAGCACCGCTCCGTAATGGCTGGCCCCATTATCCAACTAGCGATGCGTCGCGATGTTGCGGCGGATTGGACATCAAACGACCCAATACTAGCCTCAGGCGAGATCGGGTATGAAACCGATACTGGCTGGCACAAGATGGGTGATGGGTCATCCACATGGACAGAATTGGGTTATTACCACGGCCCGCCTTGGTTGGAAGGCTGGGACGGCGGCACACCCAGTTCAACGTTTCCAGGTACGCCTATACCGGCTGATAAATTCGGCGTTATGAGTTCCGTTGATTTAGGTATACTTCCGCCGATCTCGCTGGACCTTAGCGAAGGCTGGAACAAGATGGAAGCTATCGGCCGCGCCGATCCCGCCGATGGCGGAACAATCTCAATTGTCGGCAGTAAGACTGGCGCTACATTCGACTTGGGCATTCTGAATGTCTCGACCAACACAATGACGACAATAACAGACGCCTTCGCCGGTACTGGGATGACGGTCTGCTCGGGTATTGACTACGATGCGTCTAGTGGAATATACGTGGTTCTCCGAAGAAATTCTGTCGGTAATACATACCACACTTACTGGGCGGATACTGGTGATCTGGACGGACCACCAACCCCGGCACGGCCTCTCACGGTGCGTATGGCCTGTGGTTTGACTCTAACCAAGGAGTTTGGTACTGGTCAACTGGTGCAAGATTATATGTATCGGCTGACGGCAAGACTTTTTATAACCAAACTATGTACTACGACCCATACGGCACGTTCAACGCTCCGGTTCCCAAATGTTTTATGCACAGCGATCTTTTCGTCACTGACACTGCTTTTTTGGGCGCTTCAACCGAAAGGATTATATGCTCAAAACCGAATGATCAGACGATGCCAATCAACGCC